CATTAATATCTCTCTTTAGACTTAACATAACACTATCAATGTCATTTATTGCTTTCTCCATTATACGCAACCAAACTAATCTGTCGGATGCTACCATTCTTAATTGTTCCACTTCACTAATCTCTTCGGACATAATAAAACCACATATAGTAGTGTATATAAGGATTATGTTAACCAAGATGGTTTTGTTGGAAAATTAGCATAACAATCTTCGGGGTTATCATATGCCGCAGGTAAATCTAAAAGTGCCTGTCTATATGTAATCAGTTCTTGTTTTTGTGTATCTGTTAATGATTCATAAAATAATACACCTTGGTATTTATCTATGCCACGTAATAGTGCATTTCTATCTTCTCTTAGTATATCCCAAGCCGTTTCTTCTGCCGTTATTTCACTCATAATCAATCAAACTCCACATACATCACACCCGAAGTATCTCCCATGTCAACACTGTTGGCATTTGTTCTTTGTATTCTAATTTCATCTAAGGCGTTAAAAGAGAAATTAACAACTACTGCCCCCCTATATATTGTACTTGAATGGGAAGATTCTGATAATTCCATTGTAGCATCTCCACTGACTCCTGTATCATCTTGAGTTGCACCTTTCGCTACATCAATTACAAAATGGTCAACTCCGCTAGTTCCACCATTATTATTATTTCTATTTATTTTCCAAGTTTGTACGTTTGTACTTGTAACTGTATGATTTCTAGTGTTTAATGTGAAATATTTTACTCTTCCCGATTTAGGCATAATGAATCCCCAATGGTTTTGACTTGAAGCGGCATCAATTGATACTGCCTTTAAATTAGCAGAATTTGTACCCATATCACTTCTATTCCAAAAATACGTCACACAAGTGTTAATATTAGTTAATGAAGATTTTATAGACCCGCTTTCTGTAATTGTTAGTTTAGTATTTGTGGTACTCGGAGTTGCCCCTGTCTCAAATTCTAAGTAACCACCTCTTCCACTAGCGCCTGTCATAGCATTTATTGAAGCACCAACTCCTGCTCCACTACTATCTACATTATGGAAATCAATTGCCGCATATTTGGTATTTTCGGGCATAGAAACATTACCATTCTTTAATGTTAGAGTCGAAGATGTTCCCGCAGAAACAGTAGATACTCTCATTACTTCTGTACTTGTTGTATCATCGTTATCATTAGTTTCAGTAAGTAATACAGAAAGATACCCACCTTTATCTCCTGTACCGTGGGCTTCGGAAGCATAAGCCGCAATAGCCACTGATGATTCTAATAAATCACTAGGGGCATTACCATCTAAACTATCAAACCCAACTACCCCTAATAATTGGTCAGCCGCTACACTTGTATCAGTATTATATATAGCAATACCACTATTCCAATTTTGTCCTGTGGTAAAAACAGTTAATGGATGGAATGGGTCACGACCACCTGCATTAACCGCTAATTTACCATCCATAAATCTCATACCGATAGTAGAAGTAGTATCTTCATTATCGCCCTGTGCCGCATAATAAAAATCAAGATAACCTGCTTTATTTAAATTGCTATGGTCTTGCCTTGCTTTTGCTATCATAGCAATTGATGCTTCCGTAAGAGAACTAGGAATATTACCATCAGAAGAATCAAAACCAATTCCGCCAAGAATATCATTTTGACTTGTATTATTATCAGTTCTTGTTATCATAATACCTTGTTTACCATCAGCCATGTCTCCTGTAATATGTAGTAGATTAGCAGGGGTAGTATTACCAATACCTAACTTATGAGTAACGGCAACGATTGAATTAATACCATCACCACTATCTCTTATCCTTAGTGCCTCATAACCTGTTTCTGCATTCTCGCCATTTTTATCTACCATAAAAGTATGTTGACCCGACCATCCACCTATAGACCCCCTTGAATAATAAACCATTTCATCCCAAGGACTTCCATCGTTAGAAGTAGTAGCAAAGATTCTTTTATGTCTAGCATCATTAGTGCCTTGATTTATTGCTAAACCATCAGCCGACTGTATTCCAAGTGGATAAGCCGTAGTAGTTGCTACACTAGCCCCTATACCAAATTTACCATTGTGCATACCAAATTTACTAGCGCCTTCTGTTTGAAAAATTATAGCATCGTCAGCATGAAGAACTAAATCATCATCAGCCGCTAATGTCACATCACTCCCACTTGAAGATGCTCTAATATAAGAATTGTCTGTATCGGGGCTTAAGTAAATATATGAATTAGCACCTGCTATACCGTTTCTTATTTCTGTTGCTCTTAAACCGCCTGTAGTATAAATACCACCTGTAGTATTTCCCGGAAAAAAATCAAGGACAAGTTCTTTTGCTACCGCAAAATCAGTCCAAGAATCGTCACTACCGCCCCCACCAGTATTATCATATCCTATTAGAAGGTTATAAGCGTTGGCGCTTTCGGTATCTGCTAACCATGTATCAAGCAAAAGCCAAGAATTAGTATGTTCTGTCATAGTCATGTAAGATTCTAAATCATTACTAGCATTAGAAACATAGACCTGTAACACCGCACCGGAATAAGTTCCACCACTTTTTATTCTTAATCTAGTAAAACTAGGTGTACTAAAAAAGTTGTAAGCAGAAGCCTGTATTGATTCCCCTGCACCGAAGAAATGCGTAGCATTAAATCTAACAGTACCATGTCTACTACTTTTATTACAGTTAATTAAAAACTCTCCAAATGCTCGCTGAAAAGCGCCTACTGCATCTCTACCTGCGACATATGCTACTGTGTACCAACCAACCGCTAAATCTTGTGATTGTTGTTTACCCGTACCGTAATCTAAAGTACCGTCTTGTAGTTTTAATCCCGTACACGCTATGTCACCTATAACGTGTAGTTTAGATGTAGGGCTTACAGTTCCTATTCCTACCTTTCCTAGTGATGTAACCATCCATCTGTAGGAATTTGTATCAATGTTGAAAAGACCAAATGAACCGCCACCAATACCCGCACTGTCAGCACCGGAAACAAGTCTCCACTCATCTCCGCCTGTACCTGTCGCATCAAGGCTTATCTGTGCGCCTATAGCATTAGATGAATCCACACTCAATGTAACTTGTCCGGCATCCGAAAGATGAAGTTTGGTATTCGGACTTGTAGTACCTATTCCTAAATTACCACTAGAATCAAATCTTGCTTTTTCTGCATCTTGTAATCTAAATGATATACCATCGTAAGCATTTATAGAAAGTCCATCGGGGTTAGCCCCACTATGGTCTTGAACTGTGATTGACGGTTGATTGGTGTTTAGGTATCCTTCACGGAAGAAAAGACCTGCACCTGCACCTGCTTCGTATGCGTCAATCAACACGCTACCCTCAACATGGAGTTTAGCATCGGGGTTTGTTGTGCCTATTCCGACATCACCCGCAGGTTCAATAACTAATCTTGGTGCGCCACCAACTTCATCATAGATAGAGAACCTATCTGAATTATTTGCTAACTTTCCTAGACTCCATTTATTAGTTCCGCCTTCTGAAAAGAATACTACGCTATACCCATCATCGGGAGTATCTATTTTTATTCCTGCACCTGCGTCTGTTGATTTAAATAATGCTAAAACTTCGTCACTACTTTCAACGTGTAGATTTGCTGATATACCACTATCTGAGATACTAGAAGAAGTAGTACCTATTCCTAGATGACCGTCTTGTGTTAATCTCATGGCTTCAATTTGTGTTCCTGCTTGATTATCAGCAAGCCAAACCAAAGAGTTGTTATTACCTGTACCTGCCCCATTATATCGTAGACCAAAACCATAACTAGAATTGTTACTTTCTCCTTCATTAGAAGAGGGATTATGGTCTACTCTCCAAATACCTATATCTGCATTGTTAGAACCTGTTCTAAGTGCAAAGTTACCACTTCCGGGTTTTATTCTCATTTCCCCATTAATATCTAATTTATATTCGGGAGCAGTAGTACCTATCCCAACCTTGCCCGTAGTATCAATTGTCATAGCAACCGCATCAGTAGTATTTTGATGATTAGTAAAATTTAATTTTCCATTACTATCTCTTTCCATAATCCAATAAAAATTATTATTGTAAGATAATCGAAGTTGATTGCCCGTAGTCGAATGAAGGTCTAACAAACTTCCGGGATTTTCAGTACCTATTCCTATTCTTCCGCCTAATGGTTGTAATGAAATATGTCTTGCCGCATTAGCAGAAGTTCTGCCTTGAATCCAAAGAGAGTAAGGTGAGTCGTTATCTAAACCAAATGCAAACTCCGAGTTTTCATTTTGTAATATCTGTCCTGCCGCCGCACCAAATGTCAACGAGGGTGCAATAGTTGAGGGTGCATCTACATGAAGTTTAGCGGCAGGTGAAGTAGTGCCAATTCCGACATTACCATCTTCTAAGATACGCATTCTTTCTGTACCTGCGTCTTCAGTTCCATCTGCTCCTGTATGAAATCTAATAGTAGTAGCCGGTTCACCCGAACCTGTTCCGCCCCCTAGATAAAGAGAATTATATCCATCGGCGGAATATCCATAAATTCCTGTCCATATATTTGTACCTGCATAAGTTTCAAACATTAACCTACCATCTTTAGCGGTATCTGCCGCTTCACTACTAGAAGCCAATATATTTCCAATAACGTGTAATTTTTCAGTTGGAGAATTAGTTCCTATTCCGACTCTTTGTGTGCTACCATCGAATCTAACATATTCAGTAGAACCCGCTTCTATTATTACATCACCATCGGCTTCTAACTCAATATGACCATCTGCTCCTATATGCAAATCTTCTGATGAATCTGTATCAGCAAAAATATATGTATCAGTAGAATCAAAGTAAATACGTTTATTTTCTGCTATCGTTAAATTACCTGCTAATGTTACATCAGCACTTGAAGTAGTAATAGCAGTAGTTCCATCACTCGCTATAATATTATTACTACCTAATTTTAAATTTGAAACTGTAAATGTTCCCCCATCGGCAGTTACGTGTAAGAACTGATTCTTTGCACCTTGTCCGGTATACATTCTAGTAATACCAAAAGCATCTTGTTCAATGTGTGTACTACTATCTGTACCTGTACCATTCTTTATTTCAATACCCGAAACTGTTGCACTATTACCTGCACTACCTACATTGTTAACTATTAATCCTGTAACTAAACCTGTTGTATCGTCTTCAATATGTAATAGAGCAGAAGGAGAAGTAGTACCTATTCCTACATTACCACCACCTGTTAATGTCATTGTGTCGTTGGCAGTAGCCCCATCAGCAAAGGTTAAGAAGTGCATATCCCCATGATTGTCTGTGATGTCGGTTACTCTACCTACTATTGCACCCAAATGATTGTATTGATTTGCGTTTGAAGCGTTGTTATCTTGATTTGATAAAATTAATGAAGCAGTATTAGCAGTAGTGCTACCGTTTCTAGCGCCTTGAATTGTAAGTGCGGAATCTCGGCCACTGTCTAGTGTTGGTGCTACAAGTAAGACGGGGGGTTCTGTCAAACCCGTTGCGCCCGTATTAGCCTTAACTGTAAAAGTAGTACCATCGTAATTTAAGTTTGATTCTGCTTGAACGGCGCTTGTTCCATTACCTGTCAAAACTGCATTACTTGTAAGTGATGTCGCACCTGTTCCACCTTTTGCTACTGTTACTGTATCGGATAGTGTAGAACCTGCGACAGTTACAGTAATATCAGCAGTACCATCAAAGTTAACACCATTAATTGCTCTAGCAGTTGCTAATTTAGTAGCAGTAGCCGCATTACCTGTAGTTGAACCGGAAGTACCACTTACGTTACCTGTTACATTTCCGGTAACATTTCCGGTAACATCTGCAACAATACCTGCCGTAACAGACATAACACCTGCGGGAGTAATACTTACTCTTGTGTTAGTGTGTAAATTAGCATTAGAGTTATCTTGACTTATTTTAAAAATATCCCCATCACTATTATCTACCCCTACACTCCAAACAGTTCCACCTGCTTCAAAGAACATACCTGCATCTCCCGAACCTGCATTTCCAATCTTAAGAAGTGGGAAAGTGCTACTATTATTTTTTTGAAGATATAATTCAGCAGTACCATGAGGCGCACCACCTATACCTACTTTGTCGGCTAATCTTGTAATAGCACTTTGATGCGCAGTAGTTACAGTAGCGGCAGTACCACTTGCGTTTCCTGTTAAATCTCCTACAAAACCACCACTTGAATAGAAGGCTTTATTTACGGCTAATCTATTGTCTGAGTGAACCCATGTCAAAGTAGGTACAGTACCGGAAGACCAAGCACCAAAGGTTAAACCTGCCCCATTAGTAGCGGAAGAAGTAGTAGCCCCTTTACCTACTGTAATATTCAAATCTTCAACATCAAGTGTAGCGGTATTTAGTGTGGTAGTAGTGCCATTTATAGTTAGATTTCCTGTAATAGTAGTATCTTTATTTAGTTGGATATTATCATGTTCAAAAAGTGCTACTAATTCTTCTCCCCCCGAACCTGCGGTAGAACTGTTTGCTTTTATTTTTATATTTCCGCTTGGCGCTCTATTGTGTAAAATAATTGTACCATTGTTTACGGACATAAAGTTTCTTTCATCACCGTTAGTATCTCTATATGTCATTATAGGTTCTTCTCCATCTCCCGCACCTTCACTTGCTAGACCCCATTTAATACTACCATTTTTTTGAATAGTAAGTAATTCTTGACTTGTACCGTAAAACTTAGCAATATCACCATTTCCGTCTTGTTCTACTCTAAGTGTTTCAAGCGAATTATTGTCTAATTTAAATTTGGCTCGACCATCGGTAGTTATAAAACCACCGGCAGTAATAGTGCCTGTTGTGATATCGTTAGCATCATTTTTTAGGAAAGCATCATCTACATCAAAAGTAGTACCGACTAATGAAATATTAGTTCCTGCTGAATAGGTTGTGTTAGTATTAGTATCTGTAGAGAATATTGTGATAGTAGAATCATCGCCTCTTGCTACAGTTGTAGCACCACTACCTACAAACTTTACATCATCTGTGCTTGAATCGCTTCCTGTCAAACGTAGTTTTGTACCACTTGAATTTACTACACTAGTAGTATAAGTAGTACCTGTACCACCACCACCTGCGGTTGCCGACCATTCAAGTTTGCCGCCTGTTATTGTTAAAACATCTCCATCACTCCCATAATTACTTCTGTTAGTACTCAATACATCATGATACTCTTGTTGAGGTAGCAAAGTTTTACGAGTTCTATAAATACCATCCGCTATTTGTGTAAAGTTCCAATCACCGTGAATAGTCGGTCTTTGTACAGACTGTATTTCACTACCTTCGATAGCAGTTGTATCCGGCCCATATAATCTACCGCCGGACTCAATCTCTAAATGGTTACACGACAATATACTAGAAGCAGGTAAAATAAATTTTTTATTAGCCGCATAACCTATTATAATTTTATTATATTTAGTGCTAAAATCAAATACAGTATTAACTCCAAATTTATAATGAACAGTATCTCTATATGACCCGCTAACAGGAAGATAACTAGTAGTAGTTACAGGAGTAAATCTTACGGTACTATTACCCCAAAAGAAAGTATCAGTTAATATAATCAAATTACCTTCTAAATTAAAAGTTTTATCAAAGTCGGCTTCGGTTTGTCTAGCAGGACTAATTTTAAAATTAGCATCTACTGTTAAGTTTAGAATATCTACAGTCGGATAAGATATAGTAGATAAATTATTTAAAGGCGCAGTAGCGCTTAAAGTACAAGTATTACTACTTGCTACACCCTGTAAATTAGGATAAACACCGTTAGTTAACTCTAAAGTTATATTAGTGCCGGGTTCAAATTTAAAAGTAAATCTACTCCTATTAGTACTATTACTAAACATACCATGTTCTGCGGTATTTAAATCTGTATCTATAGAAGAATCAAATTTAATATAGGTGTTATCTGAATTTACCGCTCCTGTAAATTTAATAGTAGCATCATGTGAGGCTTGTAGACAATTAGCCTTTTTAATGAATAGTCCACCCACACCTAAAGTTAAAGTAACACTAGACCCTACAAACTGTACAGGAACAGAAGACGAATAACTAGAATGAGCATCAGCCCTTTCTATAATAGTTAAACTTTTAAAAGTAGTATTAGCAGTTATAAACATAGCATTTACATTTAAAGCACTGTTACCATATTGACCTACTATTACATCGTGTGCTGATAAATCTCCACCATTCCAATTACCATTACTTATTTGTGCGCCGCTTGTAGCATGGTCTGTCCAAGAACTTTGAGCAGTAGGGTCAGTACTACTACCTTTCCAATAAATTGTTGCCATAATCTAACCCCCTAATTAGTGGGGTGAATACTACCGCTCAATTGGCTTGTTGTTGTGCCACCCACTCTTGTTTTTGTGGCTTTGACTTTGAACGCAGAACCACCTTTTTCTTCTATTGCCGCCATAGCCTGTGTAGCAGACTTCTGAAACGAATTTAGTTGTGCGGCAAATCTTATATCTTGTGTTCCTCTTTCTTTTTCGGGAACAAAAGTAGGTATAGTATCTATTAATACTCTTAGACAATCTACCGCTACAAGAAATTTTATAGCAGATTCTTTTAAGGTATCACTAGGAGCATCATCAGATGTAACTCCTACATAATCAGCCTTACGTGCTTTTTTATTAACTTCAGCAGTACGGATAGTAATGTATTCTGTAATTGTTCCTTCAACTAACCCTCTAGGTCTGTTGAGTAAATCTCTAATTTGTGATGTCGTTACTGCCATGTTGCCACCTACTATCGTAGTCCGATGGTACATCTATAACAATAGCGTCTTTTGAAGGTTTGTTTGTTCTACCTAAGATGAGTACTAAACGGGTATTAATTATACTGTCAGCCATATCACTATTAGGCATCCAATATAATTTATCTTTGTTATCCAATAACGATATAGGGTGTTCAGCATATAACTTATTTGGATTTTTTAATAATCTAAAAAGAAAGCCTTCGCCGCCTTTCCAATATTGTAATCTGTGTTTCATATCTGCTATCTTTGCAGAAGCAGGTACTTCTATCTGTGCTTTCTTTAAATCCTTAACTAAGGATGCTTTGGAAGGGTTTGGCATACTTCTCACTCTTTCTTTGCTTTCTTCTTAGAAGCCGCTTTTTTCTTAGGTGCGGCTTTCTTTTTAGCAGGTTCAACAAGTTTCATAACTTGCCTTTTACCAACCATTGATACTTCCCATAGTCCGGCTTCGTCTTCAAATGTTTCCACTTAAATCACCTTAAAGATGGTAGTAACCTGTAACATAAACGTGTAAAGCAGGGTTATCTGTATTTCCACCTGTAGAAGTAACTTTAAGAGTACCACCTGCGGCAATTTCCATATTAGCGTCATTGATTTCTCCCGCTCTTACAATATCTCTATCATCAGCAGAAGCAATTGATATAGCGTCGGTTATTTCACTACTACCATTAAAGACTTGATAAGCGTCGCTTGTTGTTCCATCACCACCTACTAGGATTGCGTGTGCGTCTATAACTGTAAATTTTCTTTCCATAGTTACAGATACCGAGTTAGTACCGCCTGTAGCAGTATCAATTCGTAGTACAACAGGTATGAATCCGAAGTTTTCTCCGTCATCCATAGCCCTAACAAGGCGACCATCCATTACTGCTTGTAATTTTCTGTTTTGTGGCATTCAAGTTCCCCCTTAAGCCACGCCTGTTATCTTTAGAATTCTGTTATTTGTTCCGGCACTTGCACCATCTTGGTGTTCGTGAATAACTGTTCCCATAAAAGAAGTTAATAACCAATCATATCCTATACCCGGAAGACGAGTTAATTCTGTCTCCATGAAACCTTCTCCGTTGTATTGGAAGAATTCTGCACTTTCTGAACCGGGAATCATTAGGATTGCAGTATTTGCTACTGAGGAATCCCTTGAGTAGTAAACTGTTAAGTTTGCTATTCTTCCCATGTGGTCTGCCAAAGATTCTACGACGTTACCAAACAATTGTGTGTTTAGCATAGCGCTTCTCTTTGAAGCAGGAAGGATAAGAGCCAATGGCTCGTCACCGGAAACTCTAGCGTTAGCAAAGATTAAATCCATAGCGGCCAAAAGGTCGCCTTCTTCATCTGCACCTGCACTTCCGAATGTTGAGGAAGCCGCTAATGTTTGTCCTGCACCTGCTACTAGAGCAGATAAGATAGTAGCATCAATTTTGTCAGCCCTTGCACGAACTATTCCTAATTGTTGCCTGTCAATGTTTTCCCATGATTCTCCACGTAGTCTTACGGAGTCCAAGAAAGTAACTCTACCTTGTCCTTTTTGTAGTTTTGCAGTATAATTTTTTGTACCAACATTTGTTGGGTCAACTATTGCGTTATCATCTAATGGGAAAGAGAAACTTCCGTTAACTCCTGTATACCATTTGAAATCCATCCATGGAACGGAGCGAACTCCTACCACTTTTGTTCCAACCGCTATTGTGGTTGATTGTAATTGGATGAAGTCTCTTAGAGTTTGCTCTATAACTGCATCGCCTGTGCTAAATGGGCCTGTTGCCGCTTCTACTTTTAATATATTTTCTAGTGTATCATTTGCCATTCTTAATCATCTCCTTATATGTGTCCTACTCCGCTACAAAGTACGGGAATTAAATGTGTTCCGTCATCGTCACTACCGCTTGCGAAACCTGTTCCTAGATATATACCTAATTGTTGACCGGAAGCATCTGCGCTATCAAGAGCAAGTCCGCCCGCTCCACAATAAACAGGAAGTCCTGTTGTAAAAGTTTGGCTTGCTTTAGCACGAACATATAATAGTCCGTTACAAGGATAAAAAGAAACTGATGCTCCTACTGTGAGTAATTGTACTCCTTCTGCATCTCTTTCTGATTCTCCTGCTGAAATTCCTACTGGTAGAACATCTCCACCTGCATGAAGTCTAACTGTATTGTTAGTACTATCATGTCCTAGTATATATCCTGCTCCTACTACAGGGCCGACTGTTGCCACTCCGCCTGTAGCCATCATATTTCCATCTATTGTATCCATCATATTCGGCATCTTAGTTCATCTCCTTTACATCTTTGTACATCGGTGCTTTCATGGTGGACTCATCGCCGGAAAGTGTTCCATTCCATGCTCTAGCCCATGCGTTCCAACATCGAGAGTAAATATCTTCAGAAGATTCTACAAGAACTCCATTCAAGTAGTTTGCTACTACAGGTTCTTCTTTCTTTGTTTCTTCTGTTGCGATAACAGTTGGTGTCTCATCTATAGGTTTCATTTCTACAGGTGTTTCTACCGGATGGGATGATTCCCATGATGCTATCAAAGTCTTTAGTGTATCTGCTTGTAAGTCATCATGACCGGACATTCCCATTTCTGATGCTTTTGATACTAAAGCCAATCTTTCGTCTTCAATTCTTTGTGATTCTATTGCCTCGTATTCGTTGACACGACTGTTAGCCATAACTAAGTCAGCCTTCAATGCCTCGATTTCTGCGGCGTAATCAATTTCTGTATTATCTATTTCTTCTGTCATAGCCTTCACCTTTTCTGCTTCGCTGATTATCGTAGAGTTTGAATGACTTATAATAGTTGCCTCGACAGAAGCACTATTTTCTATTTTAGTAATCTTTTCTATATTTGCTCTAGGATAAGCCGGCCTATATACAATCGCCAAATGGTCGAATGTAAAATCTTCTCCGAAGACTATGCCGTTCTCATCAGCAGATACAGGAATACCCGAACCACCTATGCTTACTCCGTAATCATCTCTCAACCAAAGACCGGACTCGGCGGCTTCAAATAATTCTGTTCTCAATACGTGTGCTATATATCTAACTTCATAACCACCGGCTATTGTTGGAAGGAAGGTAGCAGATTTGATATATCCGACATTTGCCATATCTACTCCACCATCCGTATTCCTGTCGAACCCTGCCCCACCTTCTTTTGGGTTGGGATGATTTAATGTTAAATCTGCTCCTTCCATCTGTCGAGCCACTTTTCTTGCGCCTTCAGATGTAATAGACCATTTATTTTTATTCATACCTTCGTGGAAAGCAACCCCACTTATTTCTATAATAGTATCTCCTGTACTAGCCTCTACAAAAGTATTAGTATTATCTATTGTTAAGTCTAAAGTAACTGCAACCTTTTGACAAGTACCGTTAATCAATTGCTCCCCTATACCACAAGCATCTTCTGAAGAATATCTTTTAATATATCCTGCTTCTTCTTCTTTCTTATAACCATATCCTGCTTCGTGGTCGTCTTCATCGTGAGGTTCGTTTTGGTCTTTAAATGTATGACCTTCGTGTGCTTTCATACATTGTTCTTTAGAATATCCTGCCGCTTGACATCGTGACATATATTCACCGTGAGTTTCATTAGATTTTGGTGTAGGTTCTGCGGCTTTTTCAGATACATTCATACATTCTCCTTGTTCGGCGCATTTTGCCTGTGTTGTACAAGAAGAACACACATCGTAATCTGCTTCTGCTTTCTTTTTAATAGGAATGCAATTAGGTACTTTGCGACCATTCTTCATTTTCATACCGTATTGTTCATAACCTTCTGTACATGGGTCATCTTCTCTTTTTGCTTCGGCATTTTCTTGGCATCCACACCCCTCGTTTGCTTCTACTTTCTTTCCGCCACGCCATTGTCTACAAGACCAATATCTTGCTTTCCATTTTGGGCCGGGAGAATCACAATTGTGACGACTTCTAAATGCTTTTCTTCTAGCAGGGTCATCTCTTTTGATTTCCATGTTAGGGTCGCCAAATCTTACTATAACTACTGTTCCGCTACCGTTTTTTGTATAAACACCGAATTTTTTATTTGCTCCGGGTGTTCTAAAAGGTTTGTTAAGAGTTACCTTTCTACCTTGATATTCTGCGGCTATTGCGTTTTGGTGTTCATCTACTGTATGCTCATTCCAATTTTCATACGCTACTACTTCTCCGCCACAACCGCATCCGCAAGACATGAAGTGTCAAGACAATTGGTGTTTTATTAAGTTATCTTTTATCCCACCACATTATGATAGAATCATATATAATAATAGGAAAATATACAACCACTAATGCAAATAGACCTAAACAAAGGCTAAAGTAATCTCTATACGTTAAGATTGTAACCACTCCCAAAATTGCCAAAGTATTGCTAATAAAGAGGCTAAACTAATTAAAAGCATACGCACATTACCTACAAGGCTATCTAAGTCTTCCACGCAACTATCAAGTTCTTGGATGACATTTTCTTCTTCATTGTTGTCACTGTTCACACGTATACATGAGCAAAGTGTTTTAGAAATATTACTTTTTCTTACCCGTTTTAGATGGCTTGGATTCATCAAAGTCTGCGTAATCAAGGGCTTTATCGCCTAGTTTTGCAGTTGTGTTAAACTCATCCATAGCCAATTCGTGTTTTTGTTTTAACGCTTCCATAGTCAATTCGTGCTTGATTCTGTGTTCTTCTAACATTCTTACATGAGACTTTTCCGCTTCTGTAGCATTAACTTCTGCTTGTAGTTCTTCCGGTAAGATATTAATCTTAGCACTTTCTTTACCCTTAAATAAATCTAATACATTCGTAATAATCAAAAGTGCCGGCCCACCAAGTAGACCTATAACTGTTAATTGTGAGTCTGTTATGTCTCTTTCCTCTACTATACTAAAGTAAGATGCAGTAGCGGCTATTATAACCCAAGCCAATACTACGCCTAACCCAAACACCAACATTAACTTATCATTAGGCCCGCTAGACTGTGACATGAATAGTATAGATACGAGATGACTTATCAATATTGTTTATTAAAGAGTTTCTAAATCACTAGCGCCGGGTTGTGAGTTTTCGGCAGGTAGTTCTCCTACGTTTGAAGAGTTATTGCCTTCTTGTCTTTCGTCACCTTCTTTACCTATAGTAGGTAAGTTTAGTGCATCTAAGCATTGATTAAGTGTTAAGATACCGTTATTGTACCCCATACTGACTCTTTGCATAACATTTAGTGGAGTTTCACTATCCATTGTATCAAAGCGAACTACAGGTAAATCAGATTTTTTGTACGGTATATTTAATAAATCTAAATGTAGACTAAATAACTCTCTACAAGACTCGGCTAGTATTCTGTGCATACGGCTAATTGCTTGAACTGCCCACAAGTTAGCATTAAATGTTGCCGCAAACGTAGAGCCGCTTTCTTGTCCTGCCGCTACTCTAGGTACTTGCAGTACCGCAGATATGTCTGCGTTAATAGCATCTAAGAAATCACCGCTACTTGGTAGAGCGTTTTCTAAGTTAACGTGGTGCAAAGAAACATAATGAGGCAAAACGGGTATTTGGTCGCCACGTAGCCCTTCAAACAGACCGATAACCTCATCCATAATATGAGATAATCTTGCGCTTTGTTCTGCGGGGTCTTGTATATGCTCTATAGCAGATTTATCAATAGTAATAAATTGTTTTGTCATACTGTCTTCAAGTGACAAACGGTTGTTTAAACTGTTGTATTTCATTCTAATTGCTTGCTTTAGAGAAGAAAAACGAGATGCGCCCCATATACCGTATGTCTTTCTAAGCCTATTGTCAACAAACCAATTACTTCTGTAGTCTATTTTTATGTGTAGTATTTCTGATGCGGGTATTTCTCTAGCATTTAGTTTCATTTCTCGCAGTAAATACTTGTCTGCGTTAATAATAGGAGAATCTTCGGTAGCATCAAAGACAGAATTTAATCCACCTCTTTCATCTACTATAGTAATTTGTTTTACGGGTAAACTTTGTAAGTTAGTTATACCTACCCCTTGTCTACCTACTATTTTGTTAATGTCGTTACCGTACACCATAAGGTTACGCATAGCATTAATTAGTATATCGTCAAAATCTAGATTATCTAAAAGCGTTTTGATAGCGTCACGTATAGCACCATTCTTTGCTACGTCGTAATCTACTTCATAATTATTAGCAGTTAACGATACTGCTCTTACTGCCCCATTTAGTTCCGGGTCAAGTTTTAACATTAAGTCATACATTTCAAACTCATTGTCAAATTTATTGTCACTTTGTAATCTTTCTGTGTCTCTCATCATGTCCGGTACTCCGGCCACCGCCGCAAACTTTTCTCTTTTTGTGCTAATTCTTTTGCTTGTAGTCGCTACTACAGGCTCTTGTGTCTTCCATATCTGATACCACTTACGCTCCGCCATGATTTCACTAATATTTCGTGCTTTTTAAGTATTTGGGTAATTATTTTAATTATTTAGAGTTTTTTTAGAAAAAATTAAACGATGTACTGCGCTATATTTTTTTAATTCTTTTTTTATTTCAATAGCATTTGAAAAATTAATACTTAAAGTAGTAAATACTATAGTTACTTGTCTGATTTTGCTTGTATTTTGTAGACCCCTTTGAATAAAAAAAAGAATTCATTAACATTAGAGCAGTACCACATTTAATTTATTTTGTAAAACGTCGAAATTATATAATTAATTTAGACTAATGCTTATAAGGCAAGCAATTGTGGTTTATTACAATGGGGAAAGAAAAATCACCTAGGTTAACAGGCGGACAAGAGATAGTCGAAAAATATGCGAAAAGTAACTCATTTTCTACAGAAATGGAGTTTGCACGTTTTTTGCACGAACTTAACCCAAGTAAAAGTATTTCTGCTTGGAGAGGTAGCATTCAAAGATGGCGCAAAAAAGACCCGAACAATACATTTAGAAAATTAGATGTTGTAGACGAAAGTAACTTAGTTTCATCAGTAACTAATATTAGTGTATATTATGATAAAACTTCTGATATATACATTTCTAAGTTAAACAACGAACTTACCGCAGTAAAAGGTAACGTACATAGACAGATGAGACACGCTTATTCTCAAGACGGGAGAAACATGACTATAGAAGAAATGAGTCGAGAGTTTAGTTTATCCCCTGTTTGGCTGAACCAATACATTAAAGTTAATGGTTGGTCACATAATATGGATATTTTTACCAATGCTGAAATAGAATCAACTCCCGAAGACACACTAGTAAATACTTTGTTAGAAAGTAAAAGACAACTAGTAATAGAAAAGGCTAACAAAAAATATTGGAAAAAGGTTATAAAAGACGCAGAAACATTAACTAACTTAGAAGAAGCGTGGGCTAATGAATTTAAAGAATTGTTACCAAAACAACTTAAGGCTAATAATAGGGTTAAGCACATCAAAAAAGCAAAAGTAAAACCATATGCGGTTGTTTTATCCCCTACTGACTTACATTACGGTAAAGGTGGTTGGATAAACGAAGTAGGAGAAAAATATACATTAGATGAGGCTAGAAACAGACTTATTACTCGTACAGAAGATTTAATACACAGGCTATCCGGTAAACCCGAAAAAATTATTGTGGCTACAGGAAGCGATTGGTTTCACGTAGATAATGATTTAGGTTCTACTACAAAGGGTACTATGCAGGATAGAAGCGCTTCACCTGCCCAAATATTAATGGATGGGTGTAAACTAGCGAGAGAGCATATTGATTTGCTCAGACAAGTATGTCCTGTAGAAGTCGTATTTATGCGTGGTAATCACGATAGGCACTCATCACTAGCGTTAATGATGTATTTAGACGCAGTATATGAAAAAGCAAAAGACGTAAGCGTAATTGTTAGCCCTAAAACTAGACAATACATTTCTTGGGGTAATAACCTATTAGGCTTTACTCATGGTGATGGGGTAAGGGGGGTTGATTTACCTGCTATTATGGCAACAGAAGAAAGAGAGTCATGGGGTAAATGCGAACACCACACATGGTTTCACGGACATTTACATCATAGAAAACTTACTGAAACTTCGGGTGTTGTTATAGTACAATTACCTAGTTTGGCCGGCGCTGATAGATGGCATTATCATAAAGGTTATGTTATGGCTAGGCCGGGCTTATCCGCTCATCTTTTAGATAAACAGTTAGGTTTAATAGGCAATCTCTTTTCTCCGGTGGTATAATGGCAAATCTCAATACAGATTTTGCGATGGCAAGGAGTAAGAAAGATGTTTCATATTTTTATAGGTGGCTTGGCTATACATGGGGAGAGCATATCGGCGAATGGATGGATATGTATGGCAAAAGGGGAGATGCTCAAGTTCATAGGGTTTGTGTTATTGCACCCCGTGACCACAGTAAATCTACTACTTTGCGTGTAAAACTACTACATCAAGCCTTATTTGACAAATGGCGAAACAAACCGTTTACGTGTTGGTTATTTTCGGCTAGTAAAGATTTAGCAGTTAGAAGATTAGAAGAAATACGTGACGATATGAAACGTCACCCACAATTGTCTAGATACTTACATAAGAAAAGAGGTAATAAACTAGAGTTACATTTTACAAATGGTGCGTGGATTCGTGCTACATCTGTAGGTGCGGCTATTCGTGGTGAGCATCCGGCCTGTATTGCTTTTGACGACGTACTAGACGATTCGGGAGAAATGAACTACGAAGCGATTAGGAATTGGTTTAGGAAGAAAATTACGCCTATGTTGTCGCCGGGAACGTCTATATTTGTTGTTGGTACTCCTATGAGTATGATGGACTTATATCATACTGAAATGCTACAGAATAAACAATGGAAATCTAAAAGTTGGGCTAGTGTTAAAAATTGGGATGAGTACAAATCAAACCCCGATACAATTAAACCTATAGAGTTATGGCCGGAGTTTAGACCAATTGACTTCTTACTAGAACAAAAAGACGCTATGGGAGAACTTTCTTTCATTCAAGAGTATATGTGTAAAGTTATTGATGATGAGGCATCTGTTTACCCACGTAACTTAACAAGGGCTAACCTAAACATGGATGCTATCTTTGAGCAAGAAAAGTTAAAAGACGGAAAATATGTAGTGGGTTTTGACCCCGCACATGGTTTAGGTCAAGATTATTCTGTAATGGTATGCTTAAAACAAGATTCTGAGGGCTATGTACACTTAGTTAATCTATGGAGAAGAAATGACTTCCCACCGGACAAGCAAGCAGATATGATGATAGAGTGGAATAAGCGCTATGGTACTCCTGCTTTTGCAGTTGAAGCAGTAGGTTTCCAACAGATGTATGAAAGTCTATTGGCACAAAAGGGTGCGGTTATAGATTACCGTGAAAGTAAAGTTAGTAATCGTACTTTAAAGCAAGGGTTATTAAATCGTATGAGAGTATGGTTTGAAAGAGAAATGATTGTTATGCCATACGGTAATGATTTTACTAGAAAGCAAGTTAATATACTTTTAGAGGAATTAGAAACTCACGCATGGAAAAACGGACTAATAGTAGATTTAGGAAGACATAACGATATTGCTATGGCGTTTGCTCATGCTCTAGACCAATTTACATATAAAACTCCCGATACTCCTGTTATTATGAAAACTATGAAAAACGGGGAGTGGACAGGCGGTAGAGTATCTAGACCACAAAGAAGTGGTGGGTCGCTTGGCGGTAGAGTAATAAGGAGAAGTAGATAATATGCCTAGAGGAAGAAATAAGGCCGAAGGTAAAAGGCAACATAAGTATTCTACAAGTTCTGTAAGAAGTTCTTATTGGACAACACCTGTACCTACAGGAAGCCCTAAACCCGGCCCTAAGAAAAGAGGAGTAGTCTATCGAGAAGCAATAGATAAAGTTATTAACAGTTCTTTTATGGACGAATGGTGTACGTCAGAACAAATCGCATACGAAGCGAACAAGCATATCTCAAATCATTGGACGCAGTTGTCTACTTTTAGTGTTTGTGCCATACTTAGAAAGTACGAAAAAGATGGCAAAATAGCGGTAAATCGCAAAGAAAAAAAGTATTACAGAAAAAAATTCTAAAAAAATTTTTAAAAATCGAGAGAGGTGGTTGGCGGTGCGGTCAACCCTTAAATAGGTGTTTTTGGGAACTAGTATATAATACTATCTATGATGCTACTATACACAATGTTTAAGTACTTGTATACATACAGACAAATAGGCCGGTAAGGGGCTGACAAGGAGACTGAACACGTATGACGCATAGAGAGACAGATAAAGCAACGCTAGAGATTGAGATAGATGATATAGATAGGGTGCATAGAATACATAAAGAATTATGTAATACCCCTATTGTACAAATCAAGTCAAAGAGAAATCAAATTAATAAAAAATTACAAAATTCAGCAATAGATTTGACTAATTTAGTACCATCACTACATGAAGAAACACTGAATACACTCAGAATTAACGGATTAATGCCTATAATTCAACCTAGCAAATCAGCAGTAAGTCATTATTCATATACTCAGCAATCAAAAGAATCATATGAGAAAGTAATGAAAAACACAAAAGCAATCAATAATCAAACTAAAAGATATATTTGTCCTAAATGCGATAAAATAGGTTGTTTTGTTAGAAGACATATTCTAGATAATGGTGAAATGGGATTCAAAAACGATACTAGGGGCGGCCTATGTGGTCAAACTGTTACTCTTGATGAAGCACTCAGTATTAAAAATACTAATATTTGGTTTGATAATTCTAACTTACCAATGTTTAACCACAAAATTACAACAATAGAAATTTCATACATAAATAATTCATGGGTAATTAGTCCAACATATAATCAACCAAATAAACAATTATTTCAATATACAGGCATGAAAGGAGTTTCAGCAGTAGGTAACGAAAAACAAATCGCACCACAATATAGACGTAACTTAACAATTAACAAAAAGCAAAAACAAGTTTATCACAAATTCGCTGTTGCTTTCTTTGGTGATTTCTACGCCTTAGTTATGATAAATCATCAACATAATGCTGATGCAAAAATAACATTCGATTATCCACCAGTAGGAATTATTAACAACATCGGAATAAAAGGGGGTGAACAATAAATGAAGAATCTAAAATATGATAAATTAGTTATCAGAACAGAAAGGGAAGATTGCATCTTTGAAATATGGGAGTTGGCTTAAATGAAATCTATCTTTGATGAGCCTTGTCCTATATGTGGATTTAGTATAGAAAGAGGGTGGATTTGCGAAATCTGCAACCAGTAAAAAAAGGAAGGGGGGAGAAATCCCCCCAACCAATTTTTATATTACCACATAATTACGGTTTGACATAATTGGCATTTTTCGCCAACATCCATATTTTTCCATTCTGTTTTTCTGTACCCGTAATATACTGCGGCACAACATGGACAACAACCATCAATTATTTTTTTCATCATTTCGTCTTTTTTCATTTGTTCATATTTATTATTCATAGGTTTCCCTCTTTCCCCCTGTCTCCATTGAAACACGGTTAACGGTACATAGGGGGGTCTAGTTATAATACCTTTGGTTAAATGCTCATATTAGCCCTACGAAGTAATCAATTACATTAAGTGTATTTTTTACACTTACTTTATTTTTTACAGTAAGGTCAGCCCTACGAAGTAATGCTGTAATTTTGTAGGCATATATTAGAGAGAGAAAAATCTTAGAGAGATTTCATATTTTTATGTTACCACTAAAGAGAGACTTAATCGAGGGCGTAAGTAGCCCCCGACTAAGTTTTACGTTTAGTACTACGAAGAAAATTATTCGATATGATGATGGTCTATATCTTCAATTATTTTTGCTACGATTAATTCTTTGATTGTTATATCAAAATTGTCTCTTATGTCTTCTTCAGTAATTTCTATATCTGCGGTCATACTAATTTGCATATCAATTGTTGTCATTTCGTTTCTCACCCCCTGTTCTAGTGAACTAACGTGTGAGTATCTGCTTATGAATGTATGGGTCTTATGTGTATCTGTTGCATCATGAGTCCTACGAAGTTTTAGTCCTACGAAGTTTTGTTTCTTTATAGTAGGCCTACGAAGTAGAGAGAGATTTGCGTAGAGATTATAAAGAGAGATTTTATTTATTTATATTATCAATTTTAGAGAGAGATTAGAGAGAGGCGTAAGTAGCCCCTCTCTAATTTTACGCATTCCGAACTAATTTCAACTAAGGATAATATTTATCCGTTAATTGTAACTTTTTTATAATTGCTTACACCATTTCTGAATCCAGCAAATTTCCAACCGTTTTTAACACATACGTGTCTTTTATTGGTCGCAAATTCTGCTTCAACAGGGTAGCCCCACATATTGAAGTCATCCGGTTTGATGTCTTTAGCAGTATATAATTTTCTACTTATTGTGTAGTTAATTTTTCCTCTCATGTTTATTTCTCCTAATTTCGCTTTTCACGTTTACGTCCGCTCGGCTTCTCGGATATTTGTGGGTTATACTATAAGTATATGAACCTTTCGATTTTAGGCCTACGAAGTAATAATACACCCGAAGGGGAAAGCATTATAAGGGTGCATCTCGGTGCAATAACCCCCGGCAACCACTCCTAGCCCTACGAAGTAAAATCCGGTTAGTCCTACGAAGTTTTTTAAAAAAAACGTAGAGATAACCATAGAGATTAGCCCTACGAATTATATTAGATTTTTCCGAAATCCCATCCGCAATCTCCATCAATATTAACATAATCACCGATACTATTAATTAAATGATTACATAAAATATGAATTATTTCATTTTTATTTTTCGCTTTATATTTTCTTAATTCTGTTTCTTCTATTTCTATTATTATTTCGTACATTTTTTATCTCCTTAATTTTTGAATATTTTTGAGCCGAATCCAATATTGTTTTCCTTCATGTGTCGTGTCCAATCTGTTCCGGCTCTATATGTCGGTTAGTATATAGGTACTTAAACATTTGCTTTGTAGCCCTACGAAGTTACTTAGTGTAATTTCTGCACCGTTTAGCCCTACGAAGTTTTTTAATATATGCGTAGACCTATAGAGATTAGAGAAAAATTCAAAGAGAGATTTTCATAAATTTATTCATGTATGAATATTAGAGATTTAGAGAAAAATTTCTTTCATTGTTTTAAAATCAAAAATCGCTTCTTGATTATACATTTTACCCATAGTTAATGCGTGTTTTAAATCTCGATATACTGAAACTATATCAATAATTAACGTATTTCCATTTTTTATCCATCCGCCAAAAGTGGGGTTTAATGGTGCTAATAATGGATTTTGTTCTTCAATTACATCAAAAAAAGCCATAGCCGCACTAATACCATGATTTAATATTGTCCTCAATTCTTCATTATTTGAAAATTCTCGAACCCAAAAATGGCCGACATCATTCGCAACGGAATAACGACCATATGTCATATAATTTTCATTTTTTAGAAGTACATTTTTATTAGTGATAAATGTAAATCCGTCGCTCTCTAATAATTCATTATACATAATAGGTAAGTCCGCCCATTCGCTCATAATTTAATCACATGAAGCATCGCTTATAACCTTTTCCTTTTTAGGTCTACGAAGTTTATATGACTCCCGTAGGGCGAAAGTATATATACCCCCATCCCATCTCAGATTAGGCAAAGTGTACATGGGGATATAGGCCTACGAAGTTACCTTCTTTTTTTGATTCCTCTAGAGAGACTAAAGACCTATATAAACCTATCCGCTCCCTGCATCACTCATGCGTCAAGGCATAGTGCTTATATATGTTTCGGCTTCCTGCATCATTCGCTTATAAGGCCTACGAAGTTTTGTATTAATTCGTAGGACTGTTATAGAGAGATTTGATAGAGACTTCGTAGGGCTAGAAAATTAGGTTTTGACAGGCTCGCAGTACAACGGTTTTGAAAAAAGGGCTTTGTGGCCGTGCTTTTTGGTTGATTTTTCGATTTCTTTGAAAAGTGTGATACTGCTACGATGCAATTTTTACACTTAATTTATAAAGAAACAGGCCTACGAAGTTAAAACAGGCTTATATACTTTTCGGTGGTGTTTTTTGGTGTAGAAAACTCACCGAGTGTATCTAGAAGCACTAAGGTTTTTTGACTACACTAGATGAGAAAAAGAACTTCGTAGGAGTAGGTAAGATTAAATATAGAATTACTTTTTCGCCAAAAATAAAATAGGCCAGTCCTACGAAGTATAGTGATACAAAAAAACACAAAGTTTATGAAGGCCTACGAAGTTCGCTCAGTTAGCATTTTTTATATAGTAGATGTAGTCCTACGAAGTACACTGGGGCGGTTCGGGTCAAGTTATCCCTTATATATGTTACCCCTACGTGTTCAACAATTGCTCACGACATATTGATATAGTAGAGGGTGTAATTTTAGGTTATGAGAGGAAGCAAACAGATAACAGAAGACATGAAGCATAAGATATTAGAGTATCATATTAGGAGACAAAAAGTCTATTCTAATACTGATGTTGAAATAGTTAACGATTTATATGATGAAGTAAGAGAATTTGTCATTGAAGTCGGTGGTTATGAATGGAATTATCATAGAGTTTGTGATAATGAAGATGAAGCAATATTAGAAAAAGAACATTTGAATAGAACTGGTTGTGGTCAATTCAGAAATTTCAAGATACTAAATTTATACACAATTTGGGAGAGGATTTAGATGTCAGAAATAGACCCTTTTTGGTTAGTTTGGAGAGATTTTCATTGTTGGACTCAAGAAGACGGATTACAGTTAACTTCATGGAATGAAAGACTATATTCAACAAGGCAAATTCTCAAAAAATTAAGAGAGCAATTTCCCGAAAAAGAATGGAGAAGTTCAAGTCAATCATGGATAAAAAGTGTTCAATATAGATTTAAAGAGGATTGGTTTTAATGAAAAAACCATGTAGATATAAAGCCTGTAAAGGTAAAATCCATATCAATGAAAAATGTCCAATAGCCTCAAAAAGAGGCTCTAATGGTGGCAAAAATGGAACTAAAGAATCTAAACAAAGATTTGGTCTTCAAAATGGAAATGCCAAACATCTTAAAAAATCGGGTTATAGGGAATGTTGTAATACTCTAAAATCACAAAATCATGATGAGAATTGTAAAAATGCGAGAATTAGAATATTATCTAAAAAGTTAGATTTAAGGTTAAAATCAAGACAAATCACATATTCAAGACCGGAAATCTCATGGAAATTAGATTCAGCAATTTCAGTTCAAGGAGTAAAAATGATGTTAAGAGGAATAAATGCGTTTTGTGATGGATGCAAAAAACCTATGAAAGCAATCGAAGCCTCAAAAATTCATAAAAACGATATTACAAGTCACAATCCTAGAATTATATGTGGAGTGTGTAACTAAATGACGCTTGAGCAGGGAATAGAAACCTTTATTAGTGATGCACTTCTAGATTTAATTATAGGAAACAAAGGAGAGGAATAAAATGAGTAAAATGTTGAAATATATTAGGAAGAATTATGAGCAAATTAGTGGATATGGAAAAATAAGTGAAATGGAAAGAAACGGGATTTATCTTGTAATTCCACTTAAAATAATAAAAGATGAAATGAATCTTACACTAGATGAAATACTAAACGGAGAGGAATAAAATGTCAACAAAAGAAGAAATAGCGGAAATACAATTTAAACAAGTTTTAGCAAAACAAAAAGAATTATTGTTTATTGCTGAAAATGTAGATTTATTCATAGAGGAATTATGGAGAAAAAGAATGGAAACAGTAAACGAATATTTAGATTCTGAATATAGATATGGTGTTTATGATTTATGGCGTGGAAATAGTATGGATTTTGATTTCCGTGATACTGGAAATAGTGACACGATTTATGCAAAAGTTCAACAAAGAGTAGGGATAAAAAAACAGAAGAAAATAAGAATAATGAAGGAGTGAGAAAAATGAAGAATTTTAGTAAATTATATGAAGAATATTATGCGAGATTAGGAAAAGAAAAAATGAAGGAAAAAGTAAATTCAAATGCCGGACGCTTGCGAAGGCAACAGAATTATTAATAAAGGAGAAAGGAGAGGAAAAAATATGAGAAATAGAGGAACAGAATGGAAGCCCTGCGAGAGAGTTAATGGTGAAGTAATGATGAGAGTCAATATAGACCCGATTGTATATGATATAACAGATATAATTGTAGATTTTTATAGTGATTTAATGGATGATGGTTGCTTACTTGATTTAGCGTTGATGTCAAAAAAACAAATCAAAAACGAATTAAAACGACACGCTTCATATAGAGGTTATTATTATGATAAAGGGATTGATTCTTGGACTGGTATTTATAGCGATGAAGAACATGATTACGATATGAATAAGAAAAGAAAAAAAGCCATCGAAACTATAAGAAAAATTATAGTTAAGCATTTTCCCGAATTCAAAGATAGCAAAGTAGATTTATCAAGGTGGGGATTACAATGAAACATACAGTAACAAAATTTGAATTTATAGATAGTATTATGAGAGTACATGATAACGCAATAAATGAGGCTTTTACAACCGAAGCATTAGAACTTTTATGGTATTGGTACGATTCTATTTATGATGCTTCTCTTTACGAAGATAGGGAATTTTACCCATCAGATATTTCGGGTGAATGGACTCAATATAAAAATATAGAAGAATTTAGAGAAAATTATAGCGATGATTATGAAGATTTAGATGATATACGAGATGAAACCATAGTTATAGAAATTGATGACGAATCATTTTTGGCGATGAATACAATTTAGTTAACGCTTGCGAGAGAAATAATAAGGTTTAATAAGGAGAAAGAAGAGGAATAAATATGACTGAGAGCAAAACACAAGAAATTGAATACGGAAATTGGAGAAGTAACACAAAAGGTTGGGTGATGTTAACTAGAAGTGATTTAGTAGCATTACTTAGAGAAATGGATGGTTTTATGGATAGGCATTATAGTGGCGAAAGAAGACATTGTGATACCGTTTCGCTTCAATTAGAAGTAGTTAATTATACAGAAGAAAAAGGGTTACATATGAGTAATGGAATAAACAGTAAGTTTCGTGGACGCATACCGGAAACTGCTGATATTAGGCCAATTACAAGTGAAGAGTTTGACGCATGGAAAGGTAGAGGAACGGATTGTCTATCTTCAATGACTTTAGAAGAATATATCGCTAAAGGTTCATTTAGAACAGACAAAGAGGTGAAGGAATGAATATGATTGATACAAAAAAATATAAAGGGCATACAAAAGGTGATGACGAAATCGGTTGGAGAATAAACAACAATTTTGTTTCAAATGGTAAATCCCCTAATTACAGATTCATCGGTTACATTCAACATAACGACAACGGAATAAAAGAAATAATCGAGTTTTCTGATGCTGATGCAAACTTGATAGCGGACGCACCAATACTGCTTGAAGAAGTAAAGAGGTTGCGTAGGCGTATAGATGAGATACATAATTCTCAATGGGCTAAGTATTTATCAATAAGAAGGGGTACTGAGGAATGATGATTGGCGGTAAAAAAAGAAGTAGAGCGGAACTAATTCATGATTTATGGTCGGTTATGACACTTAATATCCATGATTTAACAAATGCTGAGATTATAGATTTAACTTTTATCATAAAAGAAAAAGCGAGGTCGGGCAAAAATTAGAATCTACGGGGTCGGTTAAGTTTTCCTCTCAATAAAATTATCATGTGGCCGACTCCAAAGATTACTAATGACGCTTGCGAAGTAAATAGAAGGGTTTATTAACGAGGAACTTTTAGATTGAAACATAAGGAGCGAAACAAATGGAAGAAGAAGAAGAATATGAACAGTATTGTAAAAAGTGCGGTAAAAAATATGTAACATCAGACATAGAAGAAGAATTATGTGATAAATGTGAATACCAAACAGAAAGCGAAATTGCTGATGAATTGGAACAAGTTAGATACCAACAGGGTTTAATGGGCGATGATTTAGATTATGAAGAGAAAGGAATACTAGAAGATATGGGAATAGAAGATGACCCACATTATGATGAAGATGACATTTATGAAATGTTTGGCGAAAGCGAAGAAGAATACGGAGAGGATTAAAATGTATAAATGTCGCATACCTTCTTGTAATAATGAGACATCAAGTATGATATATCGCTTTGAAACAAAAACAGGTACAACATATAAAAATGCCCATATTTGTCAAAACTGTTATGTAAGTTTAAGGAGTGAGTAAAATGAAATTTATGAGGCCATATAAAGGAAAATTAGTGACAAAAGAAGAATATTGGACGCTTGTGAAGGAAGACGAAGGGTTTATAACTAAGGAACAATACAACAAATTATATCACAACAACGTGAAGAACAAATACAAAGGGGAATAAACAATGAAAATAAAAAATAAAATAGATAAAGAACAAATTGCGGAAGTCAAAAGAGATTTGAAAGCATATAAAATAAAGGTTTCGGGTACTTTTGCTGAATGCACTGAAAGATTAGAAAAAGAGTTAGAAAGAATAAACCAAATAAGAAAGGAGAATAAACAATGAGAAACGAAAGAAATATAAGAAGCACAATGATGAAAAAAGATTATAGAAATGTCGCACATTTAATACCTGCGGCTTTCGATATGATTGGACAAAAGGCCGTAGGTGAAACGAGTGCCGAAGTACTCAAAAACGCCAAAATGGACTTTAGGATAGGAACAGAACCGCTATATGATAGTAAAGGTAATGAACTCAAAAGTAAATTTATGAGGATATTTAGGGAAGATACAAACCAAACCCTAAGTGTGATGACTAAATCTTATGACGTATTACAAAATTATGAATTGATTGGGATTGCCGATAAATTAATACCATCGGGCGATGTAGATTTTGATAGAATAGGCATGGTAAATAATGGTGAAAGATTATTCGTATCTTTCCAAACCCCCGATTCTTATACTTTTGCTAATGGCGATGTTGATGAGACTTTAGAAAGTTACTTTTATCTTGTAAATAGTAATGATGGTTCGGGTGGAGTAAAAATTGTACCCGCACCTAGACGTTTGTTTTGTAAAAATCAAGCCTCATTGTTAGAAGCATTTTTAAGACGGATAGGTATTGACCCGAAGATGTTGGTAATACGCCATAGTAGTCTTATGCGTGGTAGAATAGATGAATTAATACCCGCTTTAGGTTTAGTAAATCAAGCAATAGAGCAATTTGCCATAGAATCACAACAGTTATTAACCACTGAAATGACCGTAGGCGATAGAACGGAGTACTACATAGATACTTTAGGGCTAAAAGTAGAAGAAGAATTAATTAGTGCTGATAATCCATACGGATTGGGTACTAGAGGCAAAAATACTCTTGAACAATTGATAGAAATAGAAGGTTATGAGCGGAATAACATAGGTATTATGGCTGATACCCAATATCAAGCATATAATACAGTGACGGATTTTATAGACCATCGGTGGACTGTTGATAAAAGCGGAAAAATCAGTGAGAAGAGGGTAGAATCAGCAATCATAGGCTCAAAAGCGAGAACTAAATCAAAAGCATGGGAAACCTTGATAGAAATGGCGGCATAAACATGAGTGTAGAAGTATCAATAAATTTACCGTGTTCAACGGGAAAGGTTTTCTTAAATCTAGGTCATATATCGGCTTTAGTTTTAGGTCACGATAGAAAAACGCTTTATGCACATATGCTTTCGGGAACTATATTCACTATAAATGGTACACAAACACAAAGAGATTTGTTGTTTACACAATGGAATCAGTATAATGGGGTTGATGAATAATGACTGATATAAAGGATATAGAAGAAATAGAACTACACTTCAATTCGCATATGACTTTCGAGATAGAAAACCTGTCTGACGAGAACCTTGAGTTATGGACATCGGGTAGAGTCAAGAGATTTTACATCAAGTATTGTACACTACACATGGAGTTAGATGATGGTACTATGGTAGAAGAGTTTATCTACACCGAGACTACTGAGGATACGAAGTGGCCGACAAAGACCTTTGTTAGGTATGGTGATGTTTGGAGTGGGTGGAATTGAGACCCGACAACGGTATATATAATATATCACAACATACTTTAACCGTAAAAGAAGTTTTAGAAGAGGATTTTGATATAACTAAATACAATCTTAAAGATAGGGAGTTTGTAATAAGTCTAGTCAATATGCTACGTTCATCTTACAATAAATTTATAGATGATGTTCTAGAAATATCAGCCAAATTTAGTGCCGGAGTGGGTGAAGAATGAAGTGGGAAGAATACAGAAAAGCGTATCGAGAATATTTAGCGAGGAAGAAACAATGGAAGAAGTAGAGGATTTTATCAAAGCCATTGTTAGGGTAGATTATGAACCTAGTAATTACAAAAGAGTAAACGAATTACTAGAAGTTTTGTTCTACGCACATACTTTAAGCGTAAAAGAAAGAGTTGAAATTAGTGAAATGTTAGTAGATTATATCAGATATGATGTACCACAACAGGTGCGTGACGCTTGTGCATGAAGTAGATACCCTTATAAGTAATGTAGTAGAGGTAGTAATATGAATATATTTTTTATAGACGAACAACCGGAAGAAGCGGCACGTAACTTGTGCCTAAAACACAAACCTAAAATGTGCGTAGAATCAGCACAAATGATGGCATCAGCATTAATCAGACATAATGCCGTACCCGATTCTATGCCTCTTACAAAATCCGGTACTCGTTATCGTGGTGGCTACCAATTTCATCCGTCTACTCGTTGGGCGGGAGAATGTGTAGAAAATTTCCGTTGGCTCGCTCGCCATGCTTTACAACAATGTATATCATATACAGAAACATACGGCAAAATTCATGCGTGTGAGCAACCTATTCGTGAAATGTCTAGTCATTATGCTATTAGTAATATGCCGAGTAATGGTGGTCTTACAGATATTCCTTTGGCTATGAACGAAGAGACTACACGTCGTGTTCCATTGACTCAAGCAGTTCAAGAGTATCGTGATTATTATTTCCGTAAAACTAATGTCATGACAATAGCATGGCCGGAAAATCAAACTCCTACATGGTGGGAAGAAGTATGCGTAAGGAATGGTGGTATAGTATGTTAAAATTAGGACAAAAAATAATAAGAGCGATTGAAGAACACGATGAACAATTCTATCAGAATTACATCGAGAAGTACACGGAGTATCCCGATGAAGAAGATGATAAGTATTATGATGAGAATTACACCTTGACCCAAAATCTTGCGAACTACGATGATGACGTGGACATAGCAGAAATGGTAACAATTATTAATTTACTAAGCAATATAATAGTTAAGCATCGAAGAGGCGAAGAAGAATGATAGATAAAACATGGATAAAATTTAACAGTTATACTAGAGGAGCGGTAGGAAAAGCACAACAATTAGAAGCGTGTATCAGACCCGATGGTACTGTTTATTTAAGGATAAAAGTAAATGGTATCATACTTGATGGTGAATTAACTCCTATGGAAGATTGGAGAAAAAACCTAAAAGATGATGATGGTGCATTCGTTTTTGGAAATACAAGTGAGGAAGAGTAATGAATAATTCAGATATAAAAAAACTACTAGGCTTAATAGCATGGAAGAAGGAGCGTATTGATAAAGTAGAAGAACAAATAGCCTTATTAAACGATAACAAAGAAGCATTACTAGATGATATTGAAACTTATTATCTAGATATAGGTACTTATATATTAGGTGAATACGATGAAGACGTTTCTTATTGGACAAGTGAGAAGAAAGAAAGTATGGTTGTTTTAATACAATCTGAATTAAATTCTTTGGGGTTGGAATAATGGACATGAAAATAACAGGTACTTTCATGGTAAAACAAACATTAACAATGTTTGTAGAGGGCTGTGAACACGCTCTATTAGGACAAGAATGTATGGCGAATAGAACTCCACCATATGAAATGGGCTATCAATATGGTCTAAGTATTATGAGCAGATTTACGCTTGCGAAAGAAAACAAAGAACTTAAATAAGATTAAGGATAGGTTATAATATGAGCAAATACACACATACAATAAGTAGTAGTACAAGAAATAAAGGTGCTAGAAACCGCATGGGTTCTAGGAGTAAAGTCCTAAGAGCCGTTGCTAATTATCTCAAGCACAATCCGCCTTCTACCGTACACCAAATAGTAGAAAGAGCGAGATTTAAAAACGGTAAATTAATTAGAAATTCCAATGCTTTCAAAAGCCCTACTTCTTTAGGTCTTTTGATGTATAGGCATCGTGATTTCTTTTCTAACAGTAAAGATACTAGACAAAATGCTTGTCTATGGAATGTAAAAAAAGATTCAGATTTTTTGAAAGAAGAAACATATAAGCAGGTGAAACAATGATGACAAAAACAATACAAAATAAGCACAACAATAGACGAGTTACTATTCTTAAAACAATAGTGAGTGATACAGGTAATGTATTTTACGAAGTGAAAGGTGAAGGGTTACATGGTATGACAACTTACATATACGAAGATGATATGAAACATTGGTTTGAAGTATCAACCGTAAGAGTAAACAGAAAGCCTAAGCACATGGGGGAAGAAGAATGAAAGCAGGAGTAAGAGCGAGATATTTTAGTAAATTTAAAGCGAGAAAAGCACATTATGATGCGGGATTATATAGAAAGAAAAAAGGAGATGAAGAAGAATGAGCGATGAAGGGTTCAGAATAATAACTCACGAAGATATTGTCTTTAATGCTTCTCAATTTGTTGAAGCATTACATAAATCTAATGTCCGGTTGTATGAAGATGTATTAGATACCATAGCAAATTACTACGAAAGAGTAGGCACATGGGAACGTGATGATGATGGGAACATGGTTTTAACGAGGGATGAACAATGAGTGATAAGGAAAAAAAGCCAACAGAAAAATATAGTTTAGTGGTAAAACTAAATAGAATAAATGCAGAAAATCAAGAAAGCGATGACCCAAAGTGGGGAAACAAAGAAGAGTATTTCAGTCATTTTAGGGCTAATGTCAAAAAGATACCTCGTTCTCTAAGCGGTAAACATTACAAAGCGTTTAGTGATTGTGTAACTTATGGTGGCGACACAAGAAGAGTTAAAGCATCGTATTTGAAAATGGCGTTTAAGTATGACGAATTAGAGAACTTATGTTCTTTTCCCTCAAAAGAAAATTCCGCAGGTACACGTTATTTTATACTAACACACGCTAGTAAATACACGTATACTAATAATGATACTAAAGCGGTATTCCAATTGAACCCTAGTATAGTAAACAAAAATTACCAAAACAACGCTTTAGTTATTGATTTAACCGAACTAAAAAGGTTATTTAACGATATAAAAGTAGAATGGAAAAAGGAGTCGAACTTGAAACAATATAGACAAGACAATGAAAAGAAAGTATTAAAGATTTTAGAAAAAGCAAATTTGTTAGAATTGGCGATAAAAGAAGGAGTTAAAAAATTAGACGAAATGAGAATATATGACGAAGACGTTTCTCTAAACCAAGAAACCTTCAATATGTATCAGTTAGATTTACATAAGTCATTTCTGAGAAGCATAAATGATGATTATGTAGAAAAAGATTATAATTTATGGAATAAAATAGATAACGTAGGTAGGTATATAAAAATATATCAAAATAAAATCACATACAAATACATGGATTATGTAGACAGGGATTTTGATTTGTCAATATCTGATTTAGAAAATGCAAAATCGTACATACTACTGACGCTTGATGATAATTCTGATTTCCCAAAAATAGAAAATAGATTCAGTTGGAATAAAGAAAATAAACGCTATGACAAAGTAGGTGTTTATAGTTTACCTAACCTAACTGAGTATTTTAATCAAGTACAAGCGTTGACAAAATTAAAAAAGCAAATTAAAGAGCAAAGGGAGACAATGACAAGAAAAATGTTGCTATTCTTAAATCTAACAGGGAGTGTACTAAAATGAGTCTAGAAAACCATATGGTTGTAGGTCAAGATGACTTTGATGAAGTAGTCGAGTGCTTCCACGTAGGAGAAATGACAGTAGATGAATTTGATACTTCTTGGGGCGAAACCATAGTCAGAATCAGATGTGTAGATTGTGGTGCGGTTTTTGAAGGTTTTGTAAGTGAGGTTACAAACTGTTAAATAGTTTGCGAAGGCAAACAAAGGCTTTATAAACAGTAAAGGAAGTGTTAAATTATGAGAAGAGTACAGGCTAGAAGGGCGATAGCAAAGGTGTTATTGCAGAATCCTAACGGAATCACAAGTAGCGAAATAGTAGATAAATTAGACCCTAATGTAAGTAGGAATAGTATTCGTGACGGAAGACACGTATCTAATTTACTTCGTGGGGCGAAAGGTATAATTAAGAGTAAAGAAAATTTTAACGGTGGGTTTGCCGTTACTCATGACGGTTGTGTAAGGAATTACATGGTTGTTGTGTACAAAGTTACAGACCCGAACAAACTTAGCGAATGGGTTGGTGGAATAGTATGAGTAAAATAGAAGATGCAGTAGTAAAGATGATACAAGAGCGAGCGATGACAGGTGAAAATAAATACGGTACGACTATGGAACGTGGTGATTTAAGTCTACAAGAATGGCTCACCCATATGCAAGAAGAATTACTAGATGCGGCAATCTATGTACAAAAAATAAAGGAGATATTAGGATGAAGAAGATAGAAGTTACACCCGACCCAACATATAGAACGGCAGATGAAAATGCAGTTTCTTTAAAGGAAATAATAGATTTATTAGCAGACGAATCTATCGCATCTAATGAAGATTTTGAATTGTTACATAATGTGACAAAAAGAGTAGAGCATTTTGGTGTATATGTAGAAGAATACGAACAAAAAATATCTAAGATGAGAAACTTAATTGAGAAGTCTTATCCTTACATGACACTAAATACTTTTAAGCAAAATGTACCTAAGAAAACAATACGTGAGTTTAAAGAAGTTATGAGTGATGTATCGGCATGGGTAAGGAGAAATAAACATGACCGAGAGTAAGCCAATACTCATGCACTTGTTCGTAGATAAAATAAAAATTGTAGACGCAATTGCTTTCAGAAGAAGTGATGTAGATAACAATAAAGGAAGGTGGGTCAAGCAACCTAATGTACATTTAAAGTACGAAAACAAGGACTTATACATAGTAGACAAACATATCATGCACAATTTTATCAATAATTTGTTACTTGAGCGTATGAAATATCATGATTATTTACAATTAGTAGAAGAGTTTCCTTTGGAAGTCATGCTACAAGAAGCACTACTTGACGCAAAAGGTGGAATTATAAAATGTTGGGTTACTGGCAATAAGATAGAGGGTTTTTCGGAGACACATATCATAAACAACGAGGCAATAGGTTTTACATTGACAGAACTTTCTGTATATCTAGCATCAAAAGGTTACAAAGTTAGACACGCTATGGAAGAATATGATTTTGGTGACGGTAAAACTACTTCCTTTACTAGCACATTTATTAATAAGGGAAAAGTAATATCTATTGTAGCACATGACCGAAATCCAATTATCCAAAGTAGATATATAAATAATACGGTAATGTTAATAAGTAGTCGAGTGTTTAAAGGTTTTCTCAGTACCATCGAAGCAGGAGAGTTATACGAAAGTATAGATAAGTTTCTTGATGAACTAGACCACATAGAATATTTAGTATCACACTCTCCCGATTATGAATTGGTTTTGAAAAATGTATTTTTTGAAACTGAATATATTAGAAAGTTTAGGGATAAAAATAAACTAGAAAAGGAGAATTATAGTACATTTAAATATTATTTTTCTTAATTCTGAACACAACAAAATTAATTAATGGAGAGCAGTAGCATGGTTTTGTTAATTAATTATTTAATTCAAAGAGGTTTGATAAGATAATAGTAAAGGCCTATACAAAAGCCTTTGAAATAAAAAAAGAATTATGGAATTGTAGAGCAGTATAACGATTAATTCTTTCTGAAATAAATATACAGAATAAAAAAATAAACAACATTATAAGCGTAATAGTAGTAGGGATTATCATGGCGGGCGGGGCATCACGTAACTTAAGGTTAGCAGATTGGTGCTACGAACACATAAAAGAAGAAGGTACTAAGAGCGTACAAGAACTTAAGGATTATATTAACCACCAAAGAAAAAACTACAAAGGCGATAAATATAAGGAAAGCAAATCTAAAAGGCAATTCTCATCACACCAAATAACAGGTATGTTAAGAACCAGTCCTTTATTTGTTAAAGTAGGGGTTGTTGTCAACACCTATGATAACGGTACTATAAGCGGACATACACACAAAGGACAAAAATCCGAAGTAAATGAATACGATATAGTAGATATAAAAGAAGTAGTAGATAAGTTACTACAAAAAACACATAGAAGGAGAAAGCATTATCCTAATGTGATAAAAGCAGAAATAAAAAGAAGGGGAATAGAATTATGAATAGAGTAATATCACAACAGAAAGATACAGACTTTGTATGGGATTATAGTAGATTGCAGGACAGGTATCACACAGGCGGTAGTCTAATAGTTTTTCATCAAGGAGAAAGGGGTTTCGCTACATTCTTAGCAGGTATGGGTATAATAGGTCACGCTAAACCCGTATGTAGAATTTTTAGTAAGTTATTCTTAGTAGACGCTTACAATACCGCACCCGACCCGACATTTCCCGAATGGAGATTGTTTGAGATATATGATAATCTAGGTACAAGACATTTTGTTTTAAGGATAACACATTCTTATCCTCTACCCGAATCAAAAGATTCAGATAACTCTTGGTTATACACATACCCTACAATACGTGATATAGTTATGGAACTAAACAATTTCGGTATAGATTCTATGACATACATGACATCTAACTTACTTCAAACATCGCCCTCTTATGACACTAAGCAATTTGCAGTTATGCAATCAGACGAGTTAGCGATATTTGATTATATGCAACACGAAGAAGCACCCATTAGTCTTGATGGTACTAAATATGACAATGATATTATATTATCTACACCTTCTTGGTCTTTTGGTTGCGTATTCAAAAACTTTTGCACTACTCCAATAAAGTATGTGAAACTATTAATTAGTGGTACGGACACACAATCTTTCATAGATTGGAATTCCTTTGAGTCTTACAAAGCGTATTTGTATAATTATCAAAGCATTGTAACTCATGATGATATTATAATTAAGTTAAAAGAAATATTAAGTGATTTAGAAATATTAACAAGTGGTAAAAGTTTAGATAGGATAATGGCTGATGAATTTGGTGGTGAAACTCATGACTACATTTAATGTGTTTGACAAAACTCTAGAGTTTGCACAACGCAATCATTTCATAGACATCGAAGACAAACTACCAATTTTCCTATGCAGTATTGGCGGCCACATCTTCAACGCTCTTAACAAATGTAGTCGTTGTGACTTTGACCCCGATAGCCCATTAGTAGATGAGGAAAACGATTTCACTATACCTAACTGTCCTTTGAGACATAACAATATACCATTCCACACACCTATGTCTTCGTTGCCCGACACACGAATACATCTTATGCTTCGTGGACAAAAAGGTAGCGGTAAATCTATTCTAATTATGATGTTCTTAGCAGAAGGTACAGGTCTATTACATAGTGCTAACGCTGATATGGGTCACGGTATGAGAACAATGCTCGGCCCGAATTCTGTAACTGAGGCGGGTATGTTCGGCTCGGTAGATGAAGACGGAAACATCATGGGTCGTCCTCTAGCGAGAGAACTATGTGGTGGCTTCTTAGGCTTTGAAGAGTTTTCTTCTATGTCTGATGCGTCAAAAAAAGACCACAGTATGGATATGAAAAATCAATTGCTTACTTCCCTAGATAATGGAAGAGTACAGAAAGCATTGAGAGCAGGGTGGGTTTCTTATACTACAAGATACACAGTATGGGCAGGTACGCAACCTGCTAGATTTGAGTTAGATTCCGGTCTTGACCGTAGATTCTTTATCATTGATATTGATATGAACCCACAAAAGGAAAGGGAATACAAAGCGGCACAACATCGTCAAGCGAATACTCCTATGGAAGAAAGAGTCGAATTGGCTAATCTATCTATACAAATTAAGGATTGGATTCGTACTCGCATGGAAACGGCAATTGCTAACCCGCCTACCGGAGTAATATTTGATGACGCAGTAGCAGAATGGATTGACCATCCGACAGTTCGTTCTTTCGAGGCTGATTTATTTAGAAGGTTATGTATCGGTTATCACATGATGAAACCCGACTATCATGGCGGTATGCCTCTCATCATTACTCTTGATGATACTTTAAGGGAAATACTAAATCAATCGCTTGCTATGCGTAGGACTGTAATGGATGCAGACTTAGAACTAATTAGGAGTGCGTTTTGGATGCAGGATTTACCTAAGTCTCAAGTTGTAAAGGAAGTATCACGTATGGTAACAAATGGGGATTATCAATCGGCTAAGAGGTGGATAACCGAAAACTTAGAAGGACAGTCGTGGTATAATGAATACGAACCGAGTACAGGACGTAGAGGTAGAAAAGGAGTATTGTGTAGGTTTGGAACAGGTGATTTAGAATGAGAAGCGTAAGAGAAATACAAGAGCGATTGGCGACAACAAATGATGCGTTTGTCATCGAAACATTACGATGGGTACTAGAAGGTAATTGTCCTATATGCGAGAATAAGAAGCGTAGGGAATTTGAAATAGCAATCCATACAGAAGAGTATGGTGCAGAATACTTAGAGGTTAAATATAATTGGGCAGAAGGAACTGTAATGAATCATATGAACAACCATGTAGATTACGATATAACAGAAGCAACACACGTTGAAACTGCTAGGAGACAATCAATTGATACTCTTGAAGCGGCAGAAGATATTGTTCTTAGGATTCGTGGTTATCTAGATGAACTAGAGGAACAGAAAGAAGTAACAGGTATCAATTCTGATTTCGTTGCTGATGCGGCTAAGTTAATTGGACAAGCAAATTCAAGCCTAAAGTTAGTAGGTCAATTGAAGAAGGAGATTGGTGTAGACTCCCAATTATTATTGGCACAAGCACAAGTAAATGATATGAGTAGGATATTAGTAGATATTTTAGCAGACCATCCCGATTTACTAGATACAGTAGAACTAAAGATGGCCTCACTAAAAGAACCAATAGTAGTAATAGAATAAGGGGAAAAGTAAATGAGCGAAAAAATTACACATAGAAAACTTGACACTCCTACATATAAAATAACAGGAAAAGTTAGGGATGGTAGATGGGATAGTGAAAAACAAGATTGGTTCGTAAGAAGAATGATACCTAGATACTTTCATACTTTAGGTCACGCTGAAGAGTTTTTTGATTCTGATAATGTCCACACAGGTACATTGTGGAAATTAGTAGATTCTATGACGGCAGAAGAATACAAATACCGTACACAACAATGGAAACCCAAAGGGTCTTACGGTATAATAAGATTGAAAAATATGTCTTGGGGATTAGGTATTAGGGCAACAAACGCAAAAGGCAACAATCAACATACCCCTAAAGAAAAATTAGCGAGAGCAGACCCAAATAACTTTAGATACGGTAATAAATATCCTTCATCTAAATATACTCAATGGAGAAAAGATGGTGCTAGAAAAGAAAGGGAGAAGAATAAATGAGGTCTTGGAGAAAGGGGTCACAACGTACTCTCAATACCCGCCCTATATACGAAAAAGAATTTTCAAAACTTGTAGCGGCTATGGTAAATGAAGGTCTAATAGGCACTATCACACAAGAAGGCTTAAGGTGGAGTATCTTGGGTTATAATTTAACTGCGTCATCGGTATGCAAAGTATGGGGTCTAAGCCCTAATCAATACAGAAGGTTAAGCGATTATATTTTAGTCAATGACCCTTTCTTTGAACTTTATAAAGATGAAATATAAAAAAATTATGCGAAAAATTTTGAGGTCTTAATATGGGAGTTATTATATTTACGCAGGACGATAGTAAGTATTTATCTAGCCAACACGTTATTATGTACAAAAATATTGATATGTCAATATCTCATGCCGATGTAACTTATATTCTTAGGACGGATAAGTTTACAGAAGCAGACGCAATATCATGGATTCCTTACATCAACAATAGGTTAATTGTCACAATAGATAAATTACCTAAACTAACTAAGAAGTCTGAGGATTTCGTTTTAGTAGATGGTAACTATACTAAGGGTAAAACTAACTTTGCTCCTATCACATCTTTACTTAGGTGGCAACATAGGGGTAGAGTGTACCACACAATACAACAATTACCAATCCCTCTCATCATATCATTTCTAAAAAACAATGTTGATGATATTGAGTTTTGGAGAACGCTAAACAAAACAGGCATGGATTTACCCGATATGTACACCTATGCAATTATGAGTTATTACATTCACCCTAAAAATAATACACAAGTCAATTGGCCTAAGAAAAAGAAGAAAGAAGAAGCAACCGTAGATGGTTTTAGGAGTAGCGACAAACACATACAAGAAATACAATTAGGGTTAAAGAAAGAAAAGAAGGAGATGTCGGGATGGGTATAATAACAATATTTTTTGTTTTACTTTTGGCTTGGTTAGGGTGTTGTTTATTACATGATTTATGGGTATGTACACTAGAGCAGGAAATAGCAAAAAAGGAATTTAATAAAACTATGTGTAATAAAACAAGAGAAAACTATGATAATCCTTCGCTTGGATATATAGATTCGGCTATGTTTTTGAGTATGTACGACGAATGACTTATATACATTATCAATATCCTTTTATATTAATGAGTGCTAACAACCGACGAATCCGACGAATAATAGTAGAGTTACTATACGAACATGGGGCTATGACTAAGGAAGGTATGGCAGATTTATTAGCAAAAAGTAAAAGTATTCGTACTGTTCCTTCGCCTCATAGTTTATCGGCCTTAATGTCTAAGAACCCACAAATAGTTCCGGTTGGAGAAGAAGATGTCGAAAATGCAGTAGGTATAAAGGCTAGTCATTTAGTGTATGATATTGATAGGAATTTAATAAGAAGTAAAGAGGATATAGTATATTCACGTACACCTACTGTCATGACACCATCACAAGTAAGTAAAAGTCGACGTTGTTCTTTATGTGGTAGAGTAAGAGTGTTTCCCGAAGGAGAAAACAAATGTATTCATTGTATCCGTGACGCTTGCGAATAAATAGTTAATATTATAAGCGTGATAGGTAATGTAAATATATGAGGGCAGTAAGCACAGTACACGTAGAATATGAAATATTTAATCACATAATTAACAATGTAGATTTGAGTGAATTATATGAAGACATGGTAGTAGATGACGTATCAAAAGATAGGTTTGATAAAGGTGCTACTAACGCAGTTAAATTAATTAGAAATTTAGCAAATAGAAGAATGCACAAGTTACCTAAGAATCATGTTGACAGGAGTGATAAACAATGAAAGGAGATGTGTATGGCGGAGTGCCTACATGGGAAATAGGTATCGCTTTTATTTTAGTAACATTAGGTCTTGGAATAATTTTTGTAGTGGATAAGGCGATAAAATATGCCTCTTAAAATACCTAAACAATTGAAATGTAAATTGTGTAGTTCAAAGTTCAACAACCCACTATATGAGGGTGCTAGAGTATCAGCAAGCGTTTGTACTCCTTGTAGACATAGTTACTTTTCCGCTAAAACTTTACGTGAATTAAGTATTGATAGAAGTAAACAAGAATTTATTCAAGCGAAAGAAGAAACAAAAACTAAATTAAAGAAAAAGACAACTGTACCTAATAATAATTATATTACATTAGCAACATATGAGGATTTGTGAGATTATGAAAGACGTATCCTCAATAATTGATATGGTGCTAAACCAACAAGGACAAATAGGTCTTGATTCTATATTAACACAAGAAAATATTAAACACGCCACTTACATCAAAAATTTATTGTGGCTTCACACTGACCCCGATTACATTTTTGGTACTGATTCTGAAATAGATGATTTAATATCTAACAACATTTTGGACAATAAGTTTCTTAACGGTATAATAACAGGTATTGTGTTATCGTTAACTAATAATAATAACCCTTTCAATAATATAGGTCTACAACATACTGAATTGCATCATATATATGATGCGTGTAAGGCTATTATATTAGAAAGTACTGACGCTTGCGACCCATAAGTTAGGTTTATAACCGTCGTAGTATTAGTATAATTTGTGAGCGAAATGAGTGAAGTTTGGGCATTAAAGCATCGTCCTACAATGGACGAGATAGTAGGCCAAGATGATATTATAAATGCTATAGGTAATGGAATGCAACATATGGTATTCTATAGTCCACAAGCAGGTACAGGTAAAACAAGTTTGGCTCATGCTTTAGCAAAGAGACATGATATGACACTACATATCTTTAACGCTAGTAGTAAAAAGACTAGAGGTATAGAGTTTGTAGAGGAAGAATTGTTACCTATGACTAGGACAGGTAATTGGAAGCAAATATTTTTATTAGACGAGGCAGACCAATTGACACCTGCCGCACAATCGGCACTAAAAGGAGTGATAGAAAATGCACACGGTTGGTTTATCTTAACTTGTAATGACTTATCTAAAGTAAGTGTGTGGTTACAATCAAGATGTAGAGTGTGCAAATTTAACCCAATAGCATATGGGGATATGATGAGTAGGTTACTCACTATACAAGAAGAAGAGAAATTTAAAACCCCACTTAATTATTTAGATTTAATATGTAAAAAGTATGAAGGGGATTTAAGAGGTGCTATAAATTGCCTACAAGCATATTATTATAGTGCAGAAAAAGAATCTTTTATTTATTCTTTGGTAGATACAAGTTTTGATATATCGACCTTTACTAACTTAGTTTACCCTAAAAACAAAGCATCAATACAGGACAATCTGTCAGTAGTCATGGATTTATTCAAAGGTCATGATGTCAAAGATAGTATTAGATTTATATTTAAGGAATTAATAACTTCATCATTAAGTGATGAACAGAAAAAAAGTCTTATCAATGCGTCTGTTATATCTGAAAGAGATATGATAGATGGTGTTGAAGAACAAATTATACTCGCTAATTATATACGGTTGTGCTTACATCGAGAACTTTATAACCGTAATAGTATTAGCACAAGATAACCCAAAAGGAATGATTAAGATGAATGAAAACACTTTGAACAATGTTGCCAAAACGCTAAATGTTACTGTAGATGTACTTCGTGAGAAGGCTCTTACAGTATTAGATGAACAAGCACCCGCTTGGAGAAATGCAGGTAAATCAGAAGAAGATTGTGGCTTACTCGCTATTAGAGTAGCGGCTCGCTCTATCTCTACTGAAAATGCTAGACTTTCTCGTTCCGGTGCTACTAAGTATGAAGGTATGTTTATATCTTCCCCTCGCCCTAAAGAGTGGGGTAAAATACTATACACTAAAATGAAGAATCAATTAATGAATGCCTCAGAAGAAGTGAGACAGACTCTTGTAGATAGTGGTGCGGTAGTTCTGTTTGAAGATAATCATGACGGTACTTTTACGAGAAGTGCTAGGGAAGATTTCTACGGTCAAGATGTTGCTGATGTAACTGAATTACCTAAGCATACTATGAAGTTAGATGAAAATACTCATTTCTTTGTTGTGTGGGATAAAGCAAACAAAACTTTCCCATCCGGTGATGTCAATTTTAAATTCGGTAGACCACGCCCTCAAGATGAGCGTGAAAGAACTTCTTTGTTCTTAGGTCGCCCCGAAGGTAGTAGCGGTGATATGCAATTAATTAATCTTAAGGCTCAAGGTAAAGCGGCTGATGTTCAGCACCCTACTTTCGTAACAGGTACTATTCCTCTACGTGCAGGTAATAATAATAATGCCTACGCTAAACCGGATATTACTATACTTACTCCTAATCTAGCAGTTGCTAATAGTTTCCCTAAACCACCTGCTATATTACAAGATGGGATATTAGGTAATTGTCTGATAGTAGATGTGCTAGGTTTGGAAAATACATTAGGTTCTTTAGAGGAATTACCGGAGTATTACAATACTCATAACGGTAAAGATGGTTGGTGGGATAGACAACTATGTGTTCCTACAGAAGTTATTCATATTGACCCTAGAGAATCCGGTGGGTTTGTACTAGTGTGTGCTGATTTAGATATGGCATCTACCGCACCTACAATAGATGTATATGTTCCTCATGAGCATGAACACAAAGTAGATTTTGCAGTAGGTACTAAAGCGTTATTAGTAGGTCAAACATGGAGAACTCAAGAAGGAGAGCAAAGACTATCTGTAAACGGATGGTGGGCTTTCGATGAGATTGAGGCTATGAGTGGGGATGCTTACTGATGGCGTGGGGAGATGCGGCTACTAGCCAAAAAACTGCTACACCTACTACAAGCGACGCTACACAAACATACGGTAAAGATTACTACCGTGACTTATTCTCTAAAGTAGAGGCTCAGTCTTCTCAATACAGGTTTGCTCTTGTAGGGCATGAGAATACTGCTAAGACAGGACTTGCGGCTTCACTTCTTGAAAAAGAAATGGGCAACGGAGAAATAGTATATGTGTTAGATGTAGACAATAGTGCTAAGGCTACTTTGGAATACCTTTACCCTAATAATAAAAATCTTAGAGTTATTCCTTTACATGATGAAATGGATGATTCTATATTCCATAAAGATAATAGTGTAAACTACAAAGCGTTGGTTGATAAAACTACTTTTTTCGTAAATGAAATAGCACGTAGAATTTCAGAAGATGATGAAAAGGTAGGCGGTATTATATTTGATGGCGGCTCTACATTCCTTAAGTGGTGTGAGTTTGCTATGAGGCAATCGCTACTATCTAAGGGTATCATTGAGAATGAAGATGATTCATTTAATCAGAAAGAATGGCGAGAGCGTAACAGACTAAACCGTGACGTTCTTACTAGAATTCATGCTTTGCCCGTCAACAAAATCTTCTATACTTTCCACTTAAAAGGTGTGCAACAGTATATGGATGATGGTACAGGAAAGAAAGTTCTCATGACTGTCGGAGAAAGACCGGATTGGGAAAGAGGTACAATGCGTAAATTCAATCAGCAGATATTCCTATCTCGATACATGAAGAAGGCTGACATGGCCGCAGGTGTAAAAGGCGACAGAACTCTAAATGACGGAGAATGGGCGGTTCGTGGTACTATAGAAGAAATGAAAGGTGCTAACATGGAATATGTAGGCTCTACACACGAAATATTAGCCGTAAAGAACGGTACTATAGAGTGGTTTGGTCTACCCTTCCTCAAAGAAGAGTGAGATATATGTTAAAAGTAAGAGTAGATAAATTTCAGTTAGAACAATTACTGAAAAGAACACAAAGAATACAAAACATTAACGGTAAAAGTATTCCTCAAGTACACTCTTGTATGGTAAAAGTTTTTAATAACTCTATGAGTACTACATCATTAGTAAAAGATGGGTTAAGTAGTCTATCTTATTTTGATATACCTTGTACATTGATAGATACAGACCAAAATTTATCTTTGGCAGATATACAATCCTTTGCTATATCTGATATAAATATGTTTTTAGGAGTATTGAAATATCACGGACAAACTTTAACTATAACTAAAAAGATTGCAGTTAGTTCTTCTGTTGCAGATAAATTAGAAATTAAGTCTAGCAACAAAACTACTACACTACAAAGCAGTAAAGATGCTTTGGCTTTCCCACACTCTAATGTAACATTAGAGACATGGGATGAAAAGTCTTTTGCTTTAAAGAAAAAAATAGATTGTATAATAGGTTCTTATCAACTTAGTAATGGTAAATTCAAGATGCCTACACATACATGGACTTTAGATTCTACTGATGTGTTTGAAGCATTAAGGTGTGACAATATGAACAACCAAAAATTAAATGAGTTTACATTGTCATGGAATGCCAATCATCTTTGGATTACTACAGGTAAAGAATTGAAAGGGCAGACTGAGACACAACTGTTTAACGCAACTAATTCAGACTCTCCTGCTAGTAAAGAACCTGTCTACAAATGTAAATTTCAAGGCGGATTAGATAACGTAGCACAATTAATGAATACAGAAATTACATTACATATGTTAGATTTTACCGAAGAAAAACAGGGCTATAAATTAATAATGTCATCAGAAGAAGGTTTCGTATTTCAAAGTGGGGTATTATCATGAGTGAGTATCAACTAAAAGCAGGTAAGTTTTTAGGTAAAGGTTATGGCGAGCATGATTATTATGAATTTAATGGTGTAATATTACCTGCGGGCGGTGTAACTACTATTTCTTGGAACGGTAAAAACGGCGAACAGTTTGTTGCTAACATAAAAGTTAGACAAGAACTAGACCCACTATACCGTGACCCACTATGGTTATTTGAACACTACATAGAGAAAGAAAGAAGCATGGCGGAAATAGCAGACGAGTTTGGCGTATCCCCTACTGCTATTAATCAATGGCTAAACAAACATAATATAGAAACTAGGTCAAGAGGCCACAATAAATGAGGTCTTTTCATGATAATAGAAAAAAGCAAACAACGTAACATTGTCGTAAGATATAGAGACAACAATGATAAAAGAGTAGTCATTACTGATAGAGGTCATTGGCCTTATTGTTACGTTAAAAGTAGTGATGCTCATATGGTAAATGCCATAAGAAAGGATGCCGGATATAAAGGCATTTTAGGAGAAGACTTAGTTAAGATAGTTGTAGCGGATACTTTTTGCCTTAAAGAAATAAGGGATTTAGGTATCCCTACTTGGGAAGCAAACATACCTTACACTAATAGAGTAATGGTTGACAGAATAAATGCAGGACATAAGCGTATCCCTAATTACAATCACCGAGTATGGTATATGGATTGCGAATGGAATCCCAAAACTAATGCTATGAGAATAATAGTTTTTTATGACTCCTATACAGAAAAAGAATATGTATATTTTGTAGACCACAACTTAGCCGAAGCAGAATCATTTAGTAAATATGGTGATTATGAATACGAAAATCTAGCATGGGGATTTCCTACAGAAAAAGAAATGCTAGATAAGTTCTTAACAATTATTAATGAACAAGACCCCGATGTTATTACTGGTTGGTATGTAACAGGAGCAGACATTAAAACTATTATAGAAAGGTGTAACAAAGTAGGATTAAGCCCTAATCGTTTGTCTCCTATGAATAAGATACGCTATGAGTTTGGCGATTGGTCGCAACCTATTGTCGGTAGAAACTGTATAGATTTAATGATAGGCTTCTCTAAAATATGGGAACTTAAGAATGGAAAACTACCTTCTTACAAACTAGACGATGTATCATGGGAAGTTTTAGGAGAAAAGAAAATTGAATTACCCGATGGACACGACACATATCTTACTGATTTACCTTTGTATCTACATTATGCTAGGCAAGACGTAAGATTACTACCTAAATTAGACTCTAAAGTAAATGCTATAGAGTACTACTTAGCATTACAACACTTGGTTCAATGTGATATACGGTCTACGCCTTTTATCACAAAGATGTTTACTAATCTTGCTTTGTTAGATAATAACTTTCCTATGAAAATACCTACAAAACCTCAATTCGACAAGGTGGATTATGAGGGTGCAAATGTTATGGAAGTAGAAGCCGGTTTATACGAGAACGTAGGCATCTTAGATGTCAAGGCTATGTACCACAGTAACGCATCCCTTTACAATATATCTTGGGATACCTTAGATGAAGATGGTCAAGATTGTGGTAACGGTACTAAGTTTAACCTTGAAAGTAAAGGGTTGTTAGTAAACCAAATGGACTATATGACAGAACTAAGAAATAAATTCAAGGCACTTATGAAATCAGATAAAGAGAACTATGATAAGTGGGATACTATGCAATTTGCTTGTAAATCTTTAGTAGCATCTATGTATGGTGTGGCGGGAGATGCTAAGTACGGTCTGTACAATCCCGACATAGCCGCCGCAATCACATATACTTCTAGAGAAACACTAAACACTCTTAAAAAAGAAGCGGAAGCCTATGGTTTCAAAGTAATATATGGTCATACAGATAGCGTATTCGTTGTCATACCATCACCTCAAGAGGGCGTAGATGCACTTAAGAAAATAAATGCTAATATGTCTCCTATAGAGACTGAGTTTGAGAAATGGTGTTCGTCTATGATTCTTATGGCTAAGAACAGGTATGCGGGTAATGTTTTGTGGACGGATGGTAATTACCATGACCCTAAATTATATGTAAAAGGTATAGAAATGAAACAATCAAGAATGCCGCAGGTTATGAAACAATGTATGGAAGATGTTATAGGCGGAATCCTATCCTCTAATAGTGAGGAAGTAGTTACTGATAAACTAAGTAGTATTATCTTAAAAGTAATTAACAAAGAAGTAGACGCTAATGATTTATGTATGAAAGGTAAATTAGATAGGGATTTAAGTGAGTACAAAGTATTGTCCGGCACAAGTGCGGGTGCGGCATGGGCTAACGAATACTTAGGTAAGGGCTATAGAAGCGGCTCTTATTTTAAAGTAACTATCAATAGTGATGGTAAATACATAGCGTTTGATGACCCTAGTGATATAGAGGGTTTGTATGAGATTGGTTATAAAAACCTAGTAGAAAGATTCATTATTAAAAAGGTAGAGCCTTACTACACTATGATGAAGTGGGATATGCAACCTTTAGATAATGCTTTAAGAGGCCTAAGTGGTCTAAATTGGCTATAATAACCTTTATAGTCGTAATAGGATATGTGATAATATGTCAAGAAAGAGTGATGCAAAAATAACAGGTAGAGTTAATAAGATTGAAGAAGAATTTCATGGGTTCGCTAATGCGGTAGCGGCAGACTTAATGAAGTTACATCACTTAGTATATTCGTTTTTAGACGCAGAAGGTAAATTACAAAACTTAACTTGCGGTCACTGTCAAGAACAAGTTATGCGACCTAACTTACCTAATTTAGACCAAAGCGATAATTGTCCTTCTTGCGGTAATGATTTAATCAAGGGAGTACAAACAAAAATAGAGGCTTGGGATAATGGCGAAGAGGAATAGAAACATTTTGTGGGTTAGACCTGTTTTAGACTATATGTCTAAACAGACAGGGATAAAAAGTTATAATGAAATTATTAATGAAACTAAATTATTATCTAGAGAGAACAAAAATAAAGTACTAAGACAATCAAGAGTTTGCCCTACGCCTAGAGTTTTCCAACAAGTAGTAAGAAGTTTAAAAGAAATAAAAACAATTAGATTAGATGCCAATACAATGTGTTATAAATATATCCCAATAGACCAATTAGAATTGAAAGAAGAAACTAAAAACAGACATAATTAGGTGAGATAAATGACAAAGACATCATCATATTCTCCTAGCGACGAACTAACTCTAAGAGTTAGTAAATCATCTTTGATGACATATATGATGTGTCCTAGAAAATACTATTGGAATTATGTTGCTGACCTTCCTAGACCACCTGCATCAGAAGCGGCAATACGTGGTGGGTTAGTACACACTGTTATGGAAGAAGGTTTATTACAAGGCCCAAACCAAATCAATATTACTGCTGAAAAATTAGGTATCTTAGAAGACCCTGCCATAGACTCTTTATCTATGTTGATACACCAAATAGCACACGATTTAGATGGTATGGAAGTTATAGAATCAGAAGTTAAACACGAAATACCCGAAGAATATGAAGGCGAAGATATTCTTTGGGTTGGTATTATAGACGGATTAATTAAAACAGGTAACGGTATCAACGCAATAGTAGAATTAAAAACAGGTAAAATGAATCTAGGCAAACTTGCTAGGACTAGGAAAGAATTACTGTATTACTACAGGTTATTAGAATTAATGGGTAATTACGAAACTCCTACTCATTTCTTATACATATCTCCCGATTATGAGTATGACCCAAATGATAAGTTATTACTAGAAGGAAACAAGCGTGGCAAAAAGGTTTGGGTCGGGGCTGAACAAGGAATAGCGATTTTAGAACCAATAGGAAAGCGAAGTATAAATGCTTTTACGGAATCTTTAAAGGATACTATAGCCTCGTTAAGAATCCAACAATGGCCTATGAATTGGAGTGACTATTTCTGCCCATTGTGGTGTGAGTTTTGCATGAATTGTGAGGCTGAATTAACGGGAAGTATAAAAGAAGGTGAATGGTTATGATACAGATAATAAATATAGGAAAACTAACAAACGATATGCAATTTAATATAGATTACAGTCCTCTACTAGAAATAGCGGGTACTGTTTTATTACTAGGCGGTATGTATTTAGCATACAACCTACAAAAACTAAAAGGGGTATTACAATGAAGATAAAAGTAACTTGCGAAAATTGTGGTAACGATGATGATTGGGAAGACTTTGAAGAAATGGTACAAGTAAATGCACAAGAAGGTTCTATACCTAGAGTAATTCTAGTAGGAAACTGTCAATGTGGACACAGACAAGAAATAGCAGATATTACTAATGAGTGATGCCCTATGCTTATTAATTTTCCAAGAGAGATAGGGCTTCGCCGTAATATTTGCGATAGTCGTAACGAATACGATACATACGTCAATAAACTAAACGGTAAAGCATCTTGTTATACTAGCCTATATTCTTTCGGCTCTACCCACCCTACTAGGTCATGGAAGATGGACATTGATTCTGTCATCATAGACCGAGCGTGGTGGGATTTTGACATCGTCGAGGGGGGTAGCCTAGCCGACGTAAAGAAGGACGTTGGAACGCTTCTAAATAGGCTTAACGGCGATGTTCGTTTGGTCTTTACAGGCAGGGGTTTTCACGTCCATCAGTTGTTTACTAAGCCTGTCACGGGAACTGCAATAGCAAAGCACGTAGATAGATACGAGCGTGAGGTAGCAACAGGATTGTCTACTTTAGACGGCGTAGGCCATCCACAAAAACTTACACGCATTCCCGATACTTTTAACCCTAAAAGAAATAAGTGGGCAGTAAATATAGATGCTAGGTTGTTTAGAGATAACCCACTAGGTTTTGATATACCTACTAAACCCCTGTTAGAAAATAAAGAACTAGACCCATTTACAGGAGACACTGATTTAGGTATTTCTTTTAAGCAAAAAGAATTTAATATATTACAATGGATTGCTGAAAATCCTGTACAAGAAGTAGCGTATGAGTTAGGTGATTTTAACGGAGACATAGGTACTATAGACCAAGTACCTATCCCACCTTGCTTGAGTAAGGCTATCGCACACGAAAACCCTAGACATCATGTGAGAGTTGCTTTGGCTCAACACTTAGCAGAAAACCTAAGATGGTTTGCTAATCCACAAAGTCTAGATAGACAACAGAAAAATGAAATTGCTGATAAGATGGTAAAGTTTATGTCTACTTTAGGTTGGAGAGATTTTAACCCACACGTATCTTTAAAACATATAAACAGTATGATGGATTATGAGAATACGCCGTCATGTTCATGGCTACAATCTAGAGGAATGTGTACAGGCCCATGTTGGAGAGATGACGGAACAAGAAGAGATTAGTGTACCCTTTAAGTAGTCTACTCTTAGTGTACGGTTTGTGCTTCTAGTAGACGATAGAGAGAACCCTAAAGTAATTAACAAAATACTTATGAGAATGGGCGATGCTAAACAAGATGAGAAAGGTTTGGCTAAAGTAATTAGAATGAAAAGTGCTGATTATAGAATGGGTACTTGGGGTATAGAAGCAAAAGAAATCAATGATTTGTATAGGTCTATTATGGGGTATGGTAGAAGTCGTACAATTGTAGCACAACTCAAAGATTTACAAGATGCGGTAGAGAATCCTTTCTTAGTAGTGTACGGTACTAAGTTTAAACCTTACATACCTAGTGGTAGACCAACGGCTAGATTAATGGCTATAGAGAATGCTAGAATGAAAAAAGTAACTCAGCAATTTAAGATGACTTTCTACCAAAGATTCCCTAAGATAAGATATATGGAATTAAACAGTATGGATGATTTTGTAGATTGGTTAATTATTAACCATACACAAATTAGTTTAAAGGAAAAAATAACATTCAAAGATTTACCACAAGATATCCAAACAGAACTAAAAAATAATGACTACGACCCTAAAGTTATAGTTCTTAGTTCTCTTAGCGGTATTACTCCTAAACACGCACAAGACTTGTTAAATAAGTTTGGTAGCATACCTAAGATACTACACTCAAGAACTACACAAAAATCTCTTATGGAGATAGAAGGTATTGGTAGAGAAAAGGCTAAACGTATTTTAAGCCTAAGAGAAACTTATCAAGAGTAAGTAGTAAAAGTATTAGTAGTTGCTCTAGAATGACCGGACGCTCTATTTAGTGTTACTTCTGTATCACTTAAAACTACTGAGTTATAATCAGAACTATCGTTAGTAGAACCCGCTACTCTTTTTATTTCTATCGTTAAAGTATTTCCTGCTACTTCTGCACCTACAACTTTGTTAGAGAATAGAGAGTTATAAGAATTATTTAGATTTGCGTTTATCAAAGTAGTTTGTGACTTACTATTTCCGTTTTGGTCGCAAGTTACTGTAACAGTTAATTCTGCTATGTTACTACTCGGTTGATTAACGGCGTGTGTAATGTAACTATTTATACTTATATCATTAGTCTTTATGTCTCTAGGTATTTTTACCTTTAATTTAGCAGTAGTAACATTTACAGGAGTATTACTATCTTCAGTAAACCCAATACCCGGAAATGATATTCCGTCATCGGTAATAGTAGCAGTACCGCCTGTAGGTTTTAAATCTACAGAAGCATCTATTCCTCTATTACTACTAGGTACTGCGTTAGGTCTTGTTTGTCCTAGTATAGAAAACTCACTAAAACTATTGTTATCATCTCCTAATCCTATTCTATTAGTAATATTACCATAAGTAGTAGAACTCATAGTATTAATATTATTATCTTGCGTAAAACTTAATCCCGTAGAACCACTAGTTTCGGAAGAAGGAACTGTAGTACTTTGGCCTTGCCCACCTACATTATTAGAATTACTTACTGTACTAGTACTTGTTGTATTTTCTGTAGTAGGTAAACTTAATACAGGCGGGGGATTAGGTTGAAATACAGGGTTGTTTGCAGAACTAAATAAGAACTGTTCTACTGTAGAAGTATTTAGTGATTCATCATTAATTAAAGTTAGAGATACTTCTTCGTCAGCCATACTTACACGCCAATTTATTTTTTCTATAGTAAGTATTTCATTACTTAAATCTAAAGATTTATCTGTATAGGTTACATAGGTAGCCGGACGATATTTCATATCTTTACATATATGTACTCTAGGTGCGTAGTATTCTTGTCTAGGTGCATCAAACATATGAAACTCACCAAAAATCTTTCCGCCTAATGGGAAGATACTGTTATCATTATAATCTGAACCACTTCCATCAGCACTTAAATTAATATCGTGTATAGAATTACTGTTTCTAACAATATTAGCGTGTGTAGGGTCGCCACATCTATGTCTTAGTAATGCTCTACAGTAATCAGTATTAACGGAGATTACTATTTTAGCACCGGAAATGCTACCATCATTAGACCAATATGTTTTAGGTATAGGTATTTCATAAAAACCATTACCTTTTACATCTACTGAGCCATAATTATTAGTAGTAATATCCTGCGTTACCTTTTCCCTAGCATCACTGTAAGCATAATCTACCATATATACAGTAAATACTAAGTCATCAATACTTACTCCCGCTTGGTTGGGTTTGATAGCGACAAACATTCTCATATCTTCTCCTGTAGTTTCACTAACTAAAGGACATCTATTAGCAACATCTACTACTTGTACCGCATAAGCAATACTTTTAGCACCATACCAATAAAAGTTATTACTCCAATTTACACTTCCGTTATGGCTACTTGTTTGGCTATATTTACTGTCTCCGTATCTATGATAAATATCAGTACTAGTTTTCATATTACCATCTAGTGCGTTTTGCGTTCCTGTAAATAACGCTCCGCCCGAACCTAACCTAGTCCAATATTGATAAGAGTTACTACTACCTATTTCTCCGTTGCCATGAAACGCTATGTAAGGGTCGGCTATGTATCCGTATCTACCTGTGTGTAGCATTTTGTCTGCTACATTTACGGTTAAAGTATCTTCTAAATAACTATCTTGTCTAGGAGTTACATTTAAGACTAATTTAGATGTTTTGTTTTTGTTGTATTCTTTTTGTGCTATTTTTAATGCTTCTAAAGATTGTGTTATTTGCGGCATTTGTATTACTTTCCAACTTGTAGAATCAGTTAAATTAGTTGCGGGGTAATCTATAAAAGATTTGCTTTGGTCATAGAATACTCGTACATTACTAATCTGCCCACTTACTTCTGACTTAAAACTATTTTTCTGTACATTTAATCTATCAAAAGATACACCGCTATTGTATTTAGGTCTATAAGATAATCTACCATCTCTACCTGCAAGCCAAGAAAAACTAGTATGGTGATTGTTTGTTGTACCGAAACCACTACTTTTACTAATATCTTTAGTTATATTTAGTAAATTTTGAGAATTAGCGTTAAGTGTAGAACCATAATTATCTATGTTACTAGTACTACCATCGCTAGTCATATTGTTTGTCAAGGGAATATTATTAATATCGTACATCAAAGGTAGTTTTACCGGCGCTCGCCAATTATACAACAATGACGATAACCACAAACTTCTAAATTTATCACTATCGTAATATGTACCGCTACTTTTACTTTCTACTCTACCTTCTAAGTGCATTAGCATTCTTAAAGCAAATTGATTACTTACGGTACTATTAACTGTAATGTTATCAAATCTATCTTCTGTATTAGTTGTATCGTCTTTTAGTAAAATAGCGACAGTAGAGCCTACAGTAATATTATTTGTATCTATATAGGTCATAATGCTTTGTTCCAAACCACTACTACTACTTGTAGCACTTTCAAAAGTATTTTCTATCGTAGCATCTACAGTTTTTATACCACCTAGTTGTTTTGGTATTTTCCATGTATCAGCATTTGCCCATGTTCCGGTAACTAATAATCTATCTTGTCTTGTAGTACCACTATCATCCCATTCGGTTACTTGTACTATTTTATGTTTAGTCGTATCTCCTAGAATAGTAGTTCTAAATATCATCATACCTGCTTTTGCTCCCCACTCTAAAAATGTTTTAGCACCATTAATAGAATCTGTGCTTATTTCTGTGTGGTCTGCGGGAATTGTTGCTCCTGTCATAGAGCCTGTACCACCTGCCGAAACTTTTTGATTAACGCCCGCAGTATATTCTGTTTCTTGTTTCATAGACCATGTAAAGTAATAATCTTTATCTGTGTTAACTGTACTGCCGTCATCTTTTTGTCTAGCCATAATTCTACCGATACCGGAATCATCAAAAATAGTTAAATCATCTACCATAATACCTGCATCTCCTACACTTATACCGTTGTCTACTGAAAATACGGTACTATCTATTAATGTAGCATCGCTAATAATTCTAAATTGATTTTCGTGTTGTTTTAAACCACCATCAACATTTTTGTAGGTAGGGGTCGCTTCATTATAATAGTTATCTATTAACGAAACAAAACCTCTAGTTTGTGTATCGTAATCTACTAAGTTAGTGTTGCCGCCGGCTACTTGCCCTACTTTACCACCGTTAATAAAAGTATTAAGGTTAAAGAAAGGGGAAGTATCTATAACTAAAAACGCTCCGGCTTTATCTTCCCAATCATGATATTTAGTTAAAGTATCCGATTCCGAACCTGTTATTGGGGCAAACCTTAACCCACCTATTTTTCCAAAAGTACCATCACCATTCGACTCAGTTCCTTTCGAAGTTCCTGCTCCACAAGTAAATACAGTAGGGTCAGTTACAGTAATTTGATAATGACCATCGTGTAGATTACTATTATAAATATGTACATAATCTCCTGTGCTTAGACCATGTACTGCTTGAGTAGTAACTTGTAAAGCGCCACTACTATCAGCAAAAAGTAATGTGCTTGTATGCACGTTATCATAATCTACGGGTTTTGACATTGGGCCTGTAGTAGATATATCGGATACAGGATTTACATTTTCGATAAGTATATCTTCTCCTATTTTTAATTCAGTAAATTTATCTACTTGTCCATTAGATTTAAATTGGTCTGTAAAATATAAAGTTGGTTTATAATTTTGGAATATAGGAGATGCTAAACCAAAATCTGTTTTTCTAGACTCGCCATCAGCGTTTGCTTGTCCGTTGTTTCTCATGTCTGCCCATAATAACCACAAATGTTTATAGTCATCTGATATGTCACATATTTTAAGTGTGGCTATGTCTGCTAAACCACTAGAGGACGCAGTAATAGGTACATTTAAAAATTGACAACCTATTAAATAATAATTACTTCCTACATTAGCAACTCCTTTGTAGATAAATTTAACATACTTATATGCTTGTGGGCTTGTTCCGCTTGTAGTAATTTCTGCTACCCCACTTCTTTTACCTGCTACATTTAAAGTATTATACAAAGTTACATCTATTTGTACGCTTGTAGAATTAGCAAGTATACTACTTTGTACTCTACCTTGTGCTTTCGCAAGCCTATTTATTTGACCATACCTATATTGAAACCATAATGACTTAGGTAAATCCGCCATCCATTTTGTATGTAAATTTCTATACTGTACTAATGTGTGGTTACTTGACGCAGGAGTTAATGTAGCACCTGTATCTTTTTGCCAAGAATATCTATTATTGCCGGAAAGTAAAGTTGAGTTTACATAATTTCCTTTATCAAAAAAAGCATAAGGTCTATCAGTAGTTACTACCCATAAAAAATTAGTAAACCAATTTACGGCATTACTATTTACAAAGTAATTATATATTCTTTTTACGTTTACTACTTTATGTCTACCTCTAACAAGAGAATTAAGAATGTTTCCTGTCTGTATAGTACTAGTATTATCATCTTGAGAATTAACGTATATGTAATCCCCTATATTTAAAGAAGGGTCTGCATCCATATAAAAATTATAAGTATCTGTAGTAGGGTCATTAGCCGTAGGATGAGAGTCTTGAAACGTGTCATATTGAGGAAAAGAAAACATATTTGTAGCACCACTATAAACTGCGCCACTATAGTTATTAATCATGACTATTTTTGCCGTTTCGGGAGTATAAGTAAGACCATCAAAAAATAACAACTGATTACCGTTATGGTGAGACAAATAACTACTACTTACTGCGGCAGGAGAATCAAATTTAGTTTTAAGGGTAATGTTAGATGTAGTAGTATTATAAGCAGAAATATTTGAATTTGCTATTTTAAGAGCAGTACTATCTATACTGTATGCGGTTGTAGCGTGTTGAGCCCCTATTTCTATATAACTTCTAAGTGTACCGCTTGTTCCACTAGCCCAAGAACCATCTAATCCTTTACCAAAACCTAAAATATCTATTCCTTCATAGTAGTGGTGTAAATTATTTGGGCCAAATTCAGTATCTTCATTGTTATACATTTGTATAGGAAGACCGCTATACAATTGCATTCTTTGGTTACTTTCTTCTAAGTAACTATTACCCGAATTAAAACCAATACTTTTATCTAAAAGTTTTAATTGCTTAGTACCTAAATACATCATTTCTTTATATCCTTCTGTTTCTGTTAACCAATAAGGAACTTCTGTACCGTATTCAGTAGGTATAGATTCTTGTCCTATATCCCAAACAGGTAGTTGTGTATCTAATAACGCCGTTCTATCATTAGCGCTTATTTTTATTTCTCTACCTGCCCTTACCCCCTCACTTATAGTAAAGTCGGTAATTACCCCTCTCCATATAGGTCTATCTATTCGGTTACTTTCATCCCCAAATAATAATACTTCCCAATTAGAAGGGGTAGATGCGGAAAATAAATTTTTAAGTTTGTTGTGAGCATAGTCACTATCGTCTTCTCCGTATGTATTATCTACATCAGTATCTTCTGCGTCGTCATATAAAGTAAAACCACATCTACTAAACCCATTATTAACAAGACTTAATTGTAAATTACTTATAGGCGCTTCTGCTACTCTATCTGCGTGTTTCATGTGGTCGCTTAGCGGTCTAACTAAACCTACTCTATCAATCATACAAAACAAAGTACTATGGTTTTCATTTGTACTACTTTCTATTTGCCAACCATACATACTTGCGGCAGTAGGTGTACCGGACATACTTAAGCCCGAATGTAATAATTCTCCATCACAATATACATCGTATTCGCTATTACTATAATCCATTACAAAATCAAAGTCAAGCCAACAATCATCATTAACTATATTTTGGTCTGTATCATTTCCTACATAAGCCCCACCAAAATAGTCATAAGTATATGCCCTACCCGAACTATATTTAGCATTATACCATTCATATGTAATTGCAGGAGTGCCGGTAAACCCTTTACTATTTGTTAATGTGGTAGCGGCATATCCTATTTTAAAAGTAATTTTAGGCGGAGAACCTGCACCGGAAGTTGTACCTATAAAAGACCGGAAGCAAACTCTAGCAGTAAACACATCGCCGTCTAATTTACTATTTAGGCTACCATCATAAGAAATAATAGGGTTGTTATTGTTAGCGTTGGTGTGTATAACCAAGAAAGGTTTACCGCTTGGAGATTTAACAGGATGGAATAAATTAAGTGGAGTAGTAGTCTCAGTAAATGTTAATGTTTCTCCTTGCCACACGCCTGTTATATTTGCGAAAGATGTTTCTCTAACTTTACCGCCACCATCTAAAGAGCCACCACTATTAAAAGCACCGGCTTTTTTAAGAGCGTAATTAGTATTAGTAAAATCACTACCATCAGTAGTATAATATGCTTCCATATTTTCTCTACCATATGTAGCATCTATTGTACCCGTAGAGACTAGATACCTACCTAGTGTATTATACCCATTACAAAATAATTGATACCCATTTATATCTGTACCACTTAGCCCACTATCTGTACCTTCGTTATATTTACTTCTGTTTGCATTAGTATGCCCATCGGGATATTGTAACTGCGACTTTCCTTGATATCTATAATGTTGTTGTCTAATAGTATCATTACTTGCGAATTCAAAACTACCTTTATTTTTAAGGTATTTATTAGTAGTTGTGCTTACGTGAGTAGAACCTAATCTGTTTCTGTCTGTAACAGACCATCTAAATCTAGGATTTAGTGTGGCCTCTCCGTTTAACATATTACCGTGATGACTATTTTTATCGTCATAAGTATTTGCTACGTTAGGAGTATTAGAATCATCCGGTAAAGCCCTAGCGCCTAAGAAATCATCATAATAGCCGGCAAGCCATATTTGATATTTACTTGTTACGGGTCTTACCATTTTATCATCTCTCTTATACTGTATTCAAATTAATGTTTATACCCAAGCCACCTGCGCCTTGACTAATTTGTGCTAGTATTTCATCCGCTACTTGTCTTGTTGTCATACCATTAAAGTTATTTGTCATGATAACTTCTGTATTATTTATAAGGTTCTCAACTCCTGTTTGTTGCACTTGCTTTATTAAATCTCCTGTTAGATTATTAGCACTCATACCATAAAATAATTCTTCTCTAGCGTTAGAAAACTTTTGTATAGCATCTGTAGCGAGTTCCCATGACTTTGCTTCATTTACACCACTACCATCTTCTTTCTTACCAAATAATTCTTCATATTCTATTCCTGCTTCTTTTAGATACTCTACTAAACTAGCATCATCTACTATCAAACCTTCTTGTATTCCCTTAAATACTTGGTTGTATTGTGGTGCGTTTTTCTTCATAGTTTCTAAATTTTGGTTCATTAAATCAAGTTGTTCGGATACAGCACCTTTCCCAAACATTTCTGTATTCCTATATACGAGTCCTGCAAGAGCGCCTTCCGCAAACGCCTGTACAGTTTCCTTCCGAAAACCATCTGCGCTATGTCCGCCACTAAATATACTATCTCTACCAACCCTAGTTTTTTCTTCTAATGCTTCCATCTCATTATTTAATTTCATAAAAAGTTTTAAATCATCAGTTAATAATAAATTAGACTCTCCTCTAGCCGCTTCCATTCCGCTTACAATTCTAAACTGTTCTTCTAGTGTACCTAGTTTTTCTAACTCTACCGCTAACAAATTTTCTGCGGTATCTAATTCTGAATTTTGTAATTGTGTTACTAATCCTCGTTGCTCTTTTATATCCTCTAGTAATCCGCTTGCAGTTACGTCACCTAAACCGGCCATTACATCAGTTACGTTAGCGGCAGTACTTTCTATACCTTCAAATTCAGCAGTTAAAAGACTTGCTTGGTATCTTGTTTTAGCCATATTATGGCCTATTGCCGCAACCGCCGCTACTACAAGTAAAGCGGTAGTTAAAAACCCACCTAATGTAGTTACATAAGTTTTAAACGCCAAAGCCGCTTCTTTTATTGCTTTGGTATTAATTTTTTGTACTCTAGTATTTTCTTCTACTAAGTCAGTACTTTTGGCTACGTTTCTATGATATGGTTCAAGGAAAGTTAATATGTGGTCTAATCCTGTTTTTGTTCCTTTACCTATTGATTTTACATATTTATTTTGTACAATAGTATTTTTTATTGTGGCCGCTTCGCTTTTTAAGTTTGCCCCAGTAAAGGCTAACATAGCAAAAGTACTTAAACCCATTCCTACTTTCATTACTCTAGTATTATTACTTAACAACATTATAGCGCCACCTGCGGCGGTAGCCGCACCTGCTACAGTGTTCATTGTCAAAGCGTTTCTAGCAATAGCATCACCTTTTTCCTTCTCTCTTTTAGCGTTTTCTTCGGCTACTGCTAACCCATGTCTAGAAAGTGCGTCTGCCGCTTCTTCTCTAGCAATCGCTTGTTGTTTTATAATATCAATAGACTCTCTTTCAGTTTGCATTAACTCTTCTAATTGTATTTTTAAATTCATTAAATTAGAAGTTTGTTCATTAGTTACTACCCCTAATTGACCTTCTGCATCAATAGTGGCTTGAGTTTGCATATGTGCTAGTCTTTCAATATGTATCTCTTCTTTTTTAGCCTTTATTTCTTCTTGAATTTGGCTTAAGTGAACTTTACCTATTTGTACTAACTCATTCGACCTCGCCAAATTATCTTGTTGAATAATTACTTGACTTTTACTTAATTGTTTAATTTCTATATTTTCTTGTTTTATACCATGAATTTCATTATTTCTTAAAATATTTAATTGTCTATATATTTCAGTATATCTTCTTGCCGCTTCATTACCTTGCCCATACGCAGTAGCGAGTACTATTTCCTCTCCGGCTAAAGCCTTAGTAACTGATGTTAGGGTTGTAGTTGCTACTGATAAAGATTGAAACATAAGAAAAGTATTAAATAGTGGCCCAAAAGTAGTTCTTACTACACCGGCAAGACCAACAAATCCACCTATAAGTGTAGGACTAACTTCTACTATTTCTGCTAACGATTTATTAAAAGCGGCTTGTTTTTCAGTTACGGCAGTTAAAGAAGGTAATAAAGCATCTCCTAGTCTTGCTTGATAGTTTGCTAAGTTCGCTTCTGCTTCCCTGTATCTATTTATATTACTCTCTAATCTAATATTAACTTCGTCTAAAGCCGGCATCAAAGCCATTTCTCCTTCGTGTTGTAGTTGTAGAACTCGGTCATACCCTTCAATCAATTTAATTAATCTAGTATAATGTCTGTTACCTGCTACTACCTGTGCGATATTTTGTTGTTGACCCTTTTCCATTGTAGGCCATTCTTCATTTAATTGTCTTAAAATCTCAGACAAAGGAAGTAATGAATCATTAGCATCGTGCGTGGCTATTCCTAAGTCCTGTAATGCAGTAGCCGCACCGGAAGTATCAGCACCAAGTCTAGCATAGACGGCTCTAATAGCCCTACCACCCTTTCCTTGTTCTTCACCGGCTTCAATAAGTAAGGCTGACTGTGCGGCCATAAACGCTAGACTTTCTCCTGTAAGATTAGCCTGTGATGCGAATTGATTCATGACAAAAGTAACTTGTTCCATAGTTGCCGCAGAACGATTCTCTATTGTATTTAATTGGTCTAATACTCTTAAAGTATTTTGCCTAATAACTAACCCTTTCTCTTCGGCATCCGTAAGATTTTCTGTGCCTTCTGTCATAAAATGAATCTGCTGATTTAAGTTAACTAATCTTTGCATGGCTTTATCTGTTTCCATACCACTTATCAAACCAAACTCAAAACCTAATTGCGCCCCTACTGCGGTCTGTCCTTCTCCTAATACTGATGCTAACTGTGCCATTTTTGAAGCGGCCTGTAACGCTTGGTCGCCTGTATAACCAAAACTAGCCCCTATATCCATTACGTCTTCTTTTAACGCTTCAAAATTTTCGCCTTCTGCTACGAACTTTTGTAATTCAATAGTAGCGTCTGCTATGGCTATTGTGGATGGTAAAATGCCTTCTACAAAAGAATCTATAGCATCACCAAACGCTTGTCCGGCTTCCTGTATATTACTTACAGAATCTAATATAAGAGCATTGAATACAGTCATTTGGGTGTCTGCATCTGAAATTAATCTCTTGGCTTGGAAACGACCTACAACGTCGAAGAAAACCTGTGAAGCACCCGCTCGGAGTACTACCATTAGTACTCCCATAAGACCTAACATTATAGGAGCGAAAGAGCCTAAACTAATAATTGGCATCATATTTCATTCACTCCACCTACTGCCGTACGGCACACTACAGATATAAATACCCTAAGTGTCGTTTAAGCCTTGTTGCTTACGTCTTGCTTCTCGCCTAGCATTTCTTCTTGCTACTACACTACTTGCATCATTAGCACTTAAAGGGGATAAACCAGTAGGGGATTTTTTGCTTGCTTGTTTTGTTGCGTCGGATATTCTATCATTTATTTCTAAAGCAATAAACATATCTAGTTCCATAAGATGTTTACCACTATCTTGATTATACTTTATCCATAAATCAGAAGGTAATGTTCCTTTAAAAGCCATACAAAGTGAGGGTGCGACCCTCACGAACTCAAAAAATTAACTGCACCTTCCTCGTCGTCACCTCTAACGAAACCAAGTATGGGCATTAATTCTTCTATAGTAAAATAATTTGGGTCAAAAGCCTCTTTCCCTTCTTCGGGGATAATACATTTCAGTAACCATTGGTCTATTTGCGCTTGTATTCCTGCACCTTTTTCATCCATAGTTTCTGAAAACTCTAAACTAACATCGTCTGACCATTTATCTACTTCGCCATGAGACTTCATAAAATCTCTATATACCTTTGCTTGTATATTCGATATGGCTAATTTTTCCATACCGGATGCTTGTCGCACCCAAACTGTCGTATCGTCGTCTAACTTAAATTCTTTTTTCTTTACCGGCACTTTTCCACTTCCTTCGCTCTTTGACCTTTCTTGGTTGTTTTTCTTCACTGACAAGACGGATTGTACCGTCTTCCTTAACTCTCCAAGTTCCAATACTGTTCTTAAAGGTTTCTGTAAATTGCCTAGATGCACCCGCCCTAGACATAGTAATCACGATTATGCTACGTCATACCAAACAACAGTAAGTCTTCTGCCGGTAACTGATGCACTAATAATTACATCATTATTAGCAATAGCGGCTCTTAGTGCGGTCTGCATATCTGCCGCACTTCCTTCCATTGAGAATACTTTTAGTTTAGTTTTATTTGCTATAACTACTCCGCCGTCATATGCCATCTAAATCACTCATCCTTCTTAGCGGCTTTTTTCTTTGCCGGTGCTTTTTTCTTTGGTTTTAATGAATTAGCATATTCTTTTTGTGCCGCTTCGTATTCCGGCATTCTACCCATAGGCAACGGTTGAACTCTTTCTACAATCAAAGTTTCGTCATCTAATGCTAGTAACTCGTCTATCATATGTTCGGGAATTAATCTACCTAATCTGTATAGCCAATTTTTATTTACTCTTGACATTTAATCACCTAATAATCTGATGTTTGTAATTGAGAACCTTTCATTTTTATTTCTATGGCTTTTTGCGCCCCTGTTGCCTTTGAGTCAAAAAATGCTTGGAAATTAACACTCATTCTTGCAGGGTCACGACCACTTACAGATGCTTCCGGCGCTTCGAATCTTACGTTGTATAAGTTAACTTCTATAAAGTCACTGTCATCTCTATCCCCATCTTGGAATTTAAATTTAAGAGCAGGACGACCTAGACCGCCGTGTATCTTATGTACGTTGCTAGAACCTTCTGTTCCTGCTAACTCGTTGTATGTTGGTTCTCCCAACAATGTAGTATCTGCATTATACAAAATTTCGTTAAACTCCATACTTCCTGTAATTTCTCTTGTTCTTGAAGGCGGAATTCTTTGGATAGTGTTACTACCTACTGCGTAAGCAGAATCTAAATCACGGTTTATATTTATCTCTAAACTAACAGATTGAATTTTTGTTGTTGTTGCTAGTAAACCATCTACATATAATTCAGCACCGGAGAAGTGAAGTGCGTCCACATCGTTACCGGAAAATGTTACTGCTTCTTGAATAGCACTAGGGCTTGCTTCTGCTTGTCCTAGAAAATCAACAGATGCCATAACATATTCGTTTAGGTTAGCACTTAGGGAAAGCCTTGTGCTTACCATACCTGTGAATGTATGTTCTTTTGATTCTCTACCTACACGTATAGTATAAGAAGGATAAGATTCTGTAGACAAAGTAGGCTCAAGGAATATATGTTTATTAGCGCCACCTAGAGCGGCAGTTGCGCCTGTAGGTAATTGATAGTGTTTATCTACCGTACCTGCTTGCTCTAAAGCGGCAAGACCTATAAAATCATTATCAGCACTGGTAGTAGGTTCTACTAAATCAATTTCAGTAGTTGAGGCTAGAGGTACAGTAACATATCCATATACTCGACCCGGTTCTACAAGATGGGTTCTTATACCTTTGTAGTACTGTAGACAAGGTAGACTTGCTAAAAGTGCGGCGTTTCCGGTAGCAGTAGTAGAAAAAGTAGCATCGGTATATATTTTAATGTGTGTTAAAGTAGCACCGGATACTCCACCGTATGTAAAGTAAAACCCACCATCAGTAGTTCCGTTGCCCGGAACTCCTACAATACCGTGTCCTACATTAGTAGGGCTAACTGCCGCACCATTAACTGTAGACCAATCGGTAGCCGCAGTAGCAACAAGTGTTAATACATCTCCTACTTCTCCGTTAGCGGCACTCATATCTTGAGTACTACCTACTAATAATTGTTGTGCGCCATTTCTAACTTCCCAATACCCAATGTGTAAGTTAGAGTCTGATACGTCTGTAATTTTTCCTGTACCCTTAAAGTAACCATAACCTCTATTAGTAAAAGTAATTGCATCTAAGTAAGTATTATGTTTTCTTTTTGGGAAAAACGAAGCAAGTATATTACCCATAAAGTTATCCGGTTGAACTGCTAAGTTAACTGAACCTTCACCGTATTTAGTATTAGTAACTGCTTTTGATGCTACTTGTCTGCTCATATCACTTCTTACTAACAAATCGAAAGTTTGTTTGAAAGACTCATCATCTACCTCACCATAAATCGGTGTTCCACTTGCTTCTGCCCCAAATGTTGCTTCTTTTTCGATTGAGACATACCTATTTAACCATTCTGCTCCTGCCATTATTGATACCTCTATATAAGCATCCTACGCTTTGAATGCCTTATTAATATTACCTATGCGTCATCTTTATTCTGCGTCTATATGTTAATATTAAATGGTGTACGCAGATAGTTTCATCATCATCCATTTTACTATCTAGTTCCATATTATAAGACTCTAAATTATCAGTAGTAGCCAAAATACCTGTAGTAGTATATAATTCATCAAATACTTCACCAATTATATTTATCCCTAATCTATATGCGTCTTCATAGTTTGTTCCTCTAGTAGTTACATAGATATTAGCGTCATAGTATTGGTCTATATTAGCGCCACCTAACGCAGTAAATTCGGGAGAATTAATGTTATTTAAAACTACGTGTACAGAAGGTACAGAAATTCTATTTAACATTTCAGAAGAAATATCATACCCGTATATAATAGAAGAATCATCTACATATGTTTTAAGATATGGTCTAGCAGATTGTTTAAGACCTTCTACTAACGACAATCCCATTCTTGCTATAGTATCTTGAGCAAAACCGGAAATCATTAGTTCTTCGGGATTAAAAGCACCAAACTTACTGTAATATACTGCATGAAAACTTACCGACCCACTTGTTGTACCGAAGGTAGCGCCTGTACCGCTATCACTAGCACCTGCTACACTATAGTAACCTACATCACCATCAGCGTTATTTATAATTTCATGAATGTATAATTTACCGTTACCACTAGCATCTAAAGTTAACCTTAAAGTAAGTGGTACGGCGTTATCTTCTACCATAGATAAATCTAAATCAGAAATAGTAACAGTTGTAGCACCTACTAGTTTTAGTGATGTCAAAGAGCCTGTGCTTTTTACTTCTAATTTATGGCTACCGTTCTTTAAAGATAAAAGAACTTCGTCATTGTTAGGTACGCTATTTACGGATAACATACAAAATACTGTAGAAGACGCATCTCCACCTATATTCCAAGTACCGTTAGTCATTACCCAAGCACCGTTAGAAGCAGAACCGGCACTTCCCGAAGCCAAAGTCCATATATCTCCTACGTTTTTATCTGCGCTTGCAGGACTCGCCCCTACTAATCTAGAATTCCAATATTCTTTTGTTGTTGCTATTGCCATTTATTCATCTCCTTTTTAGTGCCGCTCTAGTAGTAACTAAAGGCGCTCTTGTAATTTGCTGTATTTCTGTAGTTCTATTTTGTTTCATATTAGTTTTTATGTCTTCTAGTTCAGACTCTAATCTATTAGTATCACGTATATTTTCTAAAATATTTTGGCGTAATTTTTGCATAGCACCCAATCTTTCGTAACCCGGATGCGTAATCATAGGAACACCTCTATTACTAGAACTACCACTATAAGGCACTCCTTTCCCGTAACCTTTTTCTGATACAACAATTTTATTGCTTGCTTCTTGCCTTTTTTTCCATTGTTTTCCTGCACTTCTATTATCTGATATACGACCTTTATGTCTAGCGCTTCCTGCTCCGATTGTACCTTCCATTTTAAATTTACCGCTTCCTTCTTCGTACAAGGCAGTAAGGCTTTTAGTATTTGGTTTCATTCTACTTCCTCTAGCACCTGTTGGGTTTTCGGGAGTATCCCGCCTATCATAAGAACCTACTTTGTATCTAACGTGTTGATTTACGTGGGGAAGTTGATAAGCATTTAACGAACCTGCTATTATATGTGGCGCTACTATACCTTCTCTAGTAGGTACGGATAAAATTTGAGATTGTGTAGTAATAATACCTTTTTTAATAGAGCGTTTAATATGTTCTCTAACTAAATTTTCGGCTTGAGGTTTAATTTCTTTTTCTATATTTTTCATCATTTTGGCTTTGTCAAAAGACACATCAAAACTAAATGTTTGTTTATTTTGAATACTTCCTGTTATAGCCATATTACCACCTTAATCTACTGAACCAAGATGAGCCAATCTCCTTAAATTTAAAGTACCTCTATCTCTCAAAACTCCGCCTCTCATACTATCTCCACCTGTAAAGAAAGTACCTTCATCTTCCATATAATATGCCGCCGCTAAGTCAGCACATATTTCACGCAGTACGTGTGCCATTTCTCCATCTTGTATTGGCACTCCGCTTACGTGGTCTGCTGAAATACTACTAACTCCTGTTAACCTAGTAAAAGTAAAGTCAGATGTAATAGACCCTGCTCCGTTTCCACTATGAGAAATAACAATAGCCGTAGGTGCTACGGTATAAACTCCTGCCGCAGTTATATTTACGCTAGAAATAATACCGTTGTTATTTAAAGTTGCGGCTACCGAAGCATTTCCAAAAGATGAAGAAGAAGTTACTGT